ATAAGAATCAAATAACTTTTTTATAGTATCGTATGTTATATTTAATTTATTAGCATCATAATTACTAATAGTTATATATTTTATTTGTCCCATATTGTACCTTGTAAATTGTAATTATTGACTAATCTTTCTATATCAGAACTGTCAGTTATAGCAAACATTGTACTATCTAATAACCAAGCTTCTTCTTGTGTTAAACTAGGTTTCATCATAAATGTATTATATAATATATAACCTGCTACACGTTCTTTTTTATATGTAAATAATTCATAGTTTAATGAATCTATAATAGCTGGGTATTCATTATCACATTTATTTTTTAATTCTACAACTCTTGTTGATAACACTCTAATATTAACTGTTAATACTACTATACATATACATAATATACCTATAGCTATATTTCGTTTATCATTTGTTAATCGTACCATTGTATTTAGGATTAAATTGATATTCAGGTACAACCTTACTAAATAATTTATATAATAATTTCCAATGCTCATTATATATAGTTATAAATTCTTTATTTATACCTATATATGAAGGATGATACATTGGCATTATTATCATATTTTTATATCTAAAAGGTTTACCTGCTAATTTCTTCACTTGATTAGAATAACCAGTGATTGTAGATATTGCAGTATTACCAAATAATACTAATATCTTTGGTTTTACAACATTAATCTCTCGTATTAAATACTCTTTACAATTATTTATTTCATTACTGTTAGGTTCTCTATTACGTGGAGTTTTACATTTTATTATATTAGTTAAATATAAATGTTCTTTTTCCCATCCATATAAATTAATATAATAATCTAATAGTTGTCCTGACTTACCTACAAATGGCTCTCCTAATTTATCTTCTTTATAACCAGGTGCTTCTCCTATGAACATCATATCAGCATTAATTGATCCTTTTCCATCAACTACTTGAGTTCTTGATATACATAAGTCACATCTAATACAAATTTTAATATTAGGATTTATGCTCATAGTCTAAGTTATTGTATAAGCTCTATACTTTGCTCTACTTAATGCAGTATATAACAAATTGTTTCTAAACTTACTTTGATATTCTTCAACTTGAAAGTCTTTTAAATCTACTATAATATTATCAACAGTTGTACCTTGTAATTTGTGAGTTGTTAAAGCATATCCATAATCTAATTCTTTTTGTATTGTATCATATACACTTCCATCTGTAGCATATAAATAAATATCATCTAATGTTAAATGAGAATCTTTAAATGCATAATACTTTATCCAATTTTTACGTCTTTCAGCTTTAGTTGATTGTTTTGCTCTAATGTACGCTTGTTTTAATGCAGGTACAAATCTATTATTATAGGTAGGTGAATCTCTATTTACAATATTTACAGTTACTATCTTTTTAGTATCCATATTTTGTAAAGTTGTTAAACATCCATCTATTCCTTTTTCATCTGTTCTATATACTACATCTATTACAATGTAATCATCACTATTTACAATAGTTGTATTTAGAAAAGAATCTAATAATGTTTTATAACCTGTTAAAACATCACCTTTAACTAACATTCCATTTGCATTTGGAAACAATCGTGATCTTATTGATAAGTTAGCATCAGCTATGGTATCTCTACGCCAAGCTGTAAATCTAGTATTTCGTATATCAGTTACATCTATAAAAAACTCATCTAATAATGCAGGTTTCATATGTCTAGTTAAAGTTTGAATACCAGTTTCCATTTCTCGTAAATCAGCTTTAGCTCTAGATAATAATGCATTATTAATTCTACTACTACCGTTTTTTATATCACTTCTTAACTCTGTTAAAAGCATTAATAATTTATTATTTTTAGATTGTCTTACAACTTCAGTTAGTTCAAAACTGTCTTGAGTTGCAAATGTTCTAGATATACGATTTTCACCAATTGGTGGTAATTGATATGGATCACCAACATATATTATTTTAACACCTAATTTCTTTGCACGTTCAATAGTTAAAGTATGTATACCATGTGGTATTTGAGATGCTTCATCTATAACTATAAGTTTATAATTACCTAATTTTTGTTCACCCATAGGGTCAAATTGCATACTTCCAACTTTAAAATCAGATATATTGAAATTTGGTCTTAATCCATGTAGTGAATGTAATGTTTCACCCTTTACTTTAGTTGCTTGTTCTATAACACGTACTGCTTTATGAGTAGGTGCAGCAACTGCTTTAGAATAATGAATACTTTGTAAAAAGTCTTTCATCATAAAAGTTTTACCTGTTCCAGCAGGGCCTTTAATTACAGTCCATACTCTATTAGAACTCTCTAAAAACTTTAATAAATGATCTTTACCTTTTTGTTGACTAATCGTTAAGCTCATACTCAAACACTGTTATGTTAATATTATTAAATGTACCATCTTCATATTTAATCATAACTAAATATTCAGAATGTAGATGTTTAATATTATGTGTACACATTAGTGTAGTTTTTACTACTGTACGTTTGTGATTGTAGTGACTACTTATAATATATTCTATATTATCTTCGTTATCAGTTACATCTAATAATTCAGGTCTTCTACAATACTTATTGTTAGTTGCTATTAAAATATACATATTATTTTACGTTTTGTTCATGACCATCTATTAAGTTTTTACCTACTGATGGTTCTACATCTACCATAGGCATATCAACAACCTCTTTAACAGTCTCTTCAACTATCTCTGTAATACCCTCGATAGTATTATTATTTATATATAGTATAGGTGTTTTATCATATTCACCTGTTACTAATAATAAACTATCGTTACTTGTAGATCTAAATACTTCTACACTTTCTACTCTATAGGAAATGGATAGGTCTATAGTAGTACCCGTAGGAATATAGATAAAGTCCTTATACTTTATTGCCTCCACTATTTCAAAATCTAATTGTTTATGCATATTTACCTCCCTGTTTTTATTGATATGTTGCTTTAGTTAATCTATATTGATATTTAGTAAATGATGGTAACTCTAATGTATTAAACAATTCATACTCATATTCCTTTAATGGTGGAATATCAAATACTTTACTATCTTGTGTAATAGATATATTTCTATTGTCAGTTGCTGCTAATCTCATTATACATTCCAATGTATCTTTAGATAGTATATAGCATGTTGAGAATGAACGGTCAGAGTGAATAAAGGCTATATCCAAATAGATATCTGAAATCCATACGCTAAGACCATTACCAAAATGTGCACTTACAATCTTATTCGGTGGTACATGTAATTCTTTATTCATTTGTCAAATCTATTATGTGATAATGCTTTAATGCATTAATGAAATTAGGTAAGTTACTTCTAGTAACATTATCTATTAACTTACCATCTAACCACCATTGTATAAGGTATTTTCTACTGAACCAACTCTTAGCTTTAGCATATGGTTTAGCTTTATTCTCAATAGGAGAACTAATATATATTATTATAGTAAATGGTGTAAACTTCTTTATTACAAAATGACAATGTCTAAAAGGATGGGTTCTAGGACATTGGCTATCACCTATATCATAAGTGTTACTTATATACTTTAAATGATTAACTGTATCAATCAATCTATAATGTTTTGGCTTCCTTTTCATAACATCTTATAATAGTTTTAAATATTCAATTAATGTATCTTCACCAATTATATTAACTGCTTCCATCATTGCATCCTTAGATTTAAAATAAACAGTTAAATTTTTTGTTACAGTATGTGTATTATATCTTAATATAGGAGACCCATGGTTATAATACAAATAAAATATCCAACCCGTATTACCTATTTCAGCATGCCAGTCATTACCATTAACGAATCTTGCAACATTTATTAATATAGTATATATAGCAACTTTATTAATATCGGTTTGTTTAGTAGTGATAGCTTTTATTGAATCATTACTAATATTTATACGTAAAGGATTCATAGCCTTACATACAAATCTACCATCACTCTCTATATAATAACCAAAATCATTATTATCTGCAATTAAAACTTTAATTACATCATGTAATGTAGAAATAGGTTGATTAATTACTATTTTACCTTCTTTAAGGTTAGACTCTTTTTCATTAATTTGTTCACCTTTTTCAAGGTGTACTGTATGAGTTCTAGTTTTCATAGTTATTGTTGTATTGAGATATGTAATTGATTTTTTACTTCTGAATGTCTATCTTTAACAGATTCGTATATTTTGGTAGCTGTATCAATATCACCACATACCATATGAAATGGCATATCGAAACAATACCACTACTGTTCTAACTACATCTGGTAATTCTTTGTACCAATCTGTAAATTTATAATCAAATTCTGTCATATTTTATACATTGTTTTATATACGTATACGTAATATACTTGGTCAGTAATTATTTTTATGCTAGTTTGCATATTTGGTATATCTACATGACTGTAGTCAGCTATGAAAATAGCATTAAGTCCATACTTACCAATTAGAATGTCAACTAAATTACTTAAATTATTAGTAACTGCAATAGGCTCAACTACATTAGCTATAGTATCCTCTTGGTTTATTACATATAATTCACTTGGTTTTAGATAATGTTCTAATTTATTAAGCTCATTGATGAACTTTAACTTATGATTCAATACTGTACGATATGACATGCTTGCAAGTCTCCATAGACATGTACTAGAATGAGTTATATACCCCATCAAGTGTATATAATCATCATCTGTAAGGTCTTCAATAGGTTTACTAATAATAGTTTTACCTTTTTTAGAACAATGAGGACACGTTAATATAACATAGGTTTTATGCTCATTATCCTCTTTTATTATAGGTCTTGCTGATAATATACCTTCAGTTAATTCTTCAACTAACTGAACCATATCAATAACTGGTAACTTTATACTTGCTATATTTCCCATAACATTTAATTGTTTAATTGTATAAAATGACCCTCTACATGGCTATATACCTCTGCCTCCGAAAGATTGTACTACTTAGCCCTACTCACTAGCATACGGGTTCCATGTTTCAGGTCATTTATATTTACTCAGTCGTATGTTCTTCGTTTATTTCCTTATATTTATTGTCATAGTGAACATTATTAAATTCATCTCTTGTTGGTATTTGTGAATCACTTAGAATACGAGTGCGATAGTTAGTATTTCTTACTAATCCTAATGCCACATTTTTTGTAAAAGCGGTTTTATCTTTCTCAACTTCAAGTTTATACTCTAACGTAGCTATTTTCAAATCACGTTCTCTTTTGTCACAATCTCTTTCTCGTACTTCTAATTTTGCATTTCTATCGTCAAAATTTCTATAATGACTAAGTTTATTATTAGCAGTTTCTAATCGTGTGGTTAACTTACTTATTTCTTCTTTCTGCTCTATTATAGTCTTAGCGTCTCTTTCACCTTGTTCTAATACTTTCTTTAAAGTATCTCCAACTTGTGCAGGTAAATGCTTTTTAATTAATTGTTCAATTTCGTTTGTCATAATTTCTTTCTCCATGATTTATTTGTGTTATATAATTAATATCCACTTACAGGTAAATCTTGATTCTGTATATATGTTCTATGTTCCCATTCATCTTCATCTGGATTAGTTAATGAATGATAATATTGCTTTAATTCTTCGCCTATAGCATCTAACTTAGTAGCACTTTCATTATCAGTTGTACCAGTCTGTCTACGTATTGTATCATTAACGCATACTTTACCTAACATACCTCCACCTAAATAGTTTTGATATGCAGCCATCTTTTGACCCTCAAAACCAAATGGTGTAAGGTCTATCTCTATTCCACCACCTCTACTACTTACTTCAATTCTTAATATTGTAGTTTCTACTCCTTGTAATGTAATTGTTTCCATGTTATTTGATAGTTAGTTAATAGTTAGTTAATCTAGTTGCAATTTCTTTCATTACGTATCCACATACATTACCCATAACCGCTAAAACTCCGCTGGTCTATCAAAAGGCATCATTGGAGGATTATCATTAAGCATTTCGAGATAATGTTCGTAAAGTATTGCGTCCTCACATCTACAACAGCCACAATTGGCAATTGCCTTTAGTGCTTTGTCTGCTATTTCTTGGTAAAAATTAGCATCCTGTGTTATTTGTATTGCCATATATCCATCAAGTTTTGTACCGTTCTTTTCCGCTTTTTGCTATTTGTTTATTCATAAGAAAGTAAATAATAAATACTTCAATTTACTTTCATTTAATATTACTAATGTAATTATCAAACCTTTCTTTATTAGTTGTTTCATCAAAGCTAATATGTGAGAGTTGATGATACTCTAAAAAGTCTTGTTCTGTAGCAGGTTGTAAATCATCTATCCACAATTTATTAACTCCAAAACCTAGTAGTTTACTATATTGCATGTTTGTAGTTAATGTAGCACCTCTCATAGGACTATCTGCCAATACATACATATCAATATATCGCCCATCGTACAATTCTTTTTCAGGTCTGATATAGCCAAAATAGCAATTATCATATACCACATATAATACTTCGTCTTTATGTACCATATTGTAATCTATTTCAACATATAACTTATATAGATAATCATGTATTTGATGTAAATGACCAGATGTATTTACACCATCCTTAAATAACTTATTCCTATTAAAATAGTAAGGCATATTATCGTATTTAGTACCTTTTATGATATATCCAATATACTGATTATCAAAATATACCATAACATGTGGTAATTCTTTATCGTTACCTTTATTACGTTTTAATTCTATCATTTGTTAATCTCCTCTATTTTTGATTTATATTCTAATGGTTTAAAATATGCATATGGTGATAAGTTCATAATACATAATAAACATGTATAACTTCCATTTTCATTATCATAATCATTACCATTATCATACATACATCTAATACATCCTACAAAGTTAATATTAGGTTCTGTTTCAACAACTATTAAATGATTATCTAACTCTTTTAATATCTTTTCCATATGTTTTATATTAATAACCTAAGTAACATTCCTACAACTAATCCAATTGTTACACTTACACGTATTATACCCCTACGTTTGACTGAATTACAAAATATGATTGCATTACTAGTATTACCTGTTAAACTTATTATTTTTTTAAGTACATCTAATCTATACTTATGAGGTGCAAATACTAATATTAAAGTATTTATTGTAATAAATAGCTCACTTAATCTTACTAATCCAAGTAAAATAAGAAACATGTTAAATCTAGTACTAAATTTCATATATAAGTGAGCTTCACGTAATTTATTATATACTTTATTATCAGTAATTGCAAGGTCATATACACTTTTATGTGTTTTATCATTTGATTTATTTAATGCATCTAATACTTCATTAAAGTTTTTCATAGCAATGGTTATTAAATTAGTGAATAATCGGTAATTCCCCATACGGGAAAAGAGAAGCCATTTTCATTACAAACTAACTAGCTACCATTCTAAATCATCATTTAAACTTTTAAATGGTTCTTCTGTTAACATATAAGCTATCTTATTAAATACTTCTATAATATCGTTGTCAGTTGGGATGATATGAGGTTTCTCATATTTATAAGATGCTATTATACCTGTATCAACATCATTACCATTTAATAACAATTCTCTTGGTGATTCGTGATCTAGTTTAATTTTAGAAATATATATACCTTTTAATGTGTAATATATAAATATTCCAAATTTAATAGTTAAATAACTATTTATTATAGTTAGTTGTAAGTAAGCAGGTATACTTTTAAATTTATCATATGATATAGTTATACCTGTTCTATTATAATACTTTTTAAAACTTGTTTCACTTACAATGTATATAAATCTACTTATAAATTTCATAACTAATTGAAGATTTAAAGGTTTCAATTTTATAATCTAATTGATTAATTTTAAACTGTAAATATAAAATGTACCATAAGAATAATGTAAATAAAATCATACTTATTATTACAACTCTCATGGTACATTTCTTCTTAGAATTAATCATCATTTTCTATTAATTGTTTATTAGTAATAGCTAAATTGTTAATTTTATCAATATTAGCTTTAATTTTCATACCCTCTTTAAAAGGTGACCAATAAATAGCAACACTATACGGCTTAGATGAACCGCTGAATGATTTTTCAGTCCAAGGTGGCCATTTGTTATTTTTAGGTAAACTATAAAGTTTATTATATGCATTTATTGTATCAATGTACACAATGTTATAAAATTTATCTTTTACCTTCAATTGCAAACGTTCCAACTCCTTATTGTAAACAACTTTTCCTTTTACAGGAATGCTTACATCTTTAATCGGTATTGTTTTCATTGTTTGAAGTTATGTTAAAGATTGAACAGGTTGGAGAACGACCTATTATTAATAATTCTCGTTTAGACACTACTACTTCATCTCCATCAGGTAGTGTTATTTCAACTGCTCCAGGTTGTGCAGTTACTCTAATGTTAGTAACAATACCCCAATTGTATTTCATATCCCACCCTTTTACATGGGCAGAATCTTGTACCATAACTAAGTCATTAAGTCTTAACTTATTAGGTATTACATTTGGTTTACCGTATATTATATCACCATCTTTATATTTGTTTTGTACTTTGTATTGCAATCTTCCAAGTATTTTAGTCATACCTGTAATGTCATTAATAATTGCAAATTGAGCTAATGGTATAAATTGATTTCTATTATACTTTTTACCATCTGACATTAGATACTTATTTTCATCTCTAATGTACTTTATGATAGTTAGTCGTTTATCACTATCAAAAGGTAACATTATAGCAGGATTGCTAAATATTATTTCTTCTACTGGCAGTGTTGTAACTATTGCACGTGTTTCCATAGTTATATTATTTGGTTAAACTTTAATGTTTATTATCAATTTTGTAAATATATACCATCAATATCATTTAATAATGAATTAATTAATTCATCGCCTTTATCTATTATTTTAATTTTATTAGTTTTTCCATTTTTTACTATAGCTTTATTTAATGTTATAGGGTCATAGTCTAATTTAACTAATATGAATTTAAGTGGATCAGTTTTATCATTTATAAAATTTTCATCTATGACTAATAATCCTAAATTCTCATTTAGAATTGAACTAGTTGAATAGACAGATACTATATTTTCTAATAGATATAAGTAATTTGTAATATTATAACTCTTATGATGTATATCATGAGAATTATCAGTTACTTTATTCATTATATTATTAAATATATCTACTTGTAATTTATCAGTTCTTATACCTACTAGTAATTTAAAACGTATTACATCTATACATATCCAAAGATTATCTTCTAATTCTTCAATTAGTAAAAACGGTACGTTTGCAATTTCGGTGAACATTCCTTGTTTCATAGCTTTTTATGTTAAATTAATAAATCCATTTAAAATAGGGCTGAATCCACTATTACTAGTTTCATCAGCCCTTGTTATCCCAACCACGGAAACTCTTAAAAAGGGCTAAATTAATAGCCCTATTGATAGCTTTTACTTAAATGTAAATTAGACACTATGTTAATTTGATACGGTTAATAAATAGATTTTTGTTTGATTAATTATCCAATCTGTAATAATTAATTTGTAGTACGGTAAGAACGTATAATTGTAGTCTATTATTGTAGCTATCTAATGTCTTAAAAAGGAGTATTCTCACATGTGGAAAAGTTAACAAAACATAAAAGTTAAAACACTAACCAAAATGAGAGAAGACGGTGTTATATCAGGAAGGATATGTGAGAATTACTCCAATAGTTTACAAGTTATTTAATATATTTAATAACTTCAATTTAATGAATAATTAAATACATTATATAATGTATAATAAATTTAAAATTAGTATGACAATAAGCAGGTAGGATGTTGAAACTAAAATGACCAAAACCAAAGTGCTATCGGTAGGATATCATACTAATTTATTAGCTGTAGTTGTTAGTTGTTAAATGTTGAGTAAAACATTTTAGTTAAAAAGATTATCAAATCGTTACTTCTATTAGATAAATTGTATTTCATATGAAATGTAATTTCATTAGATTCGGTTAATTCATCTAATTTATTTATAAAGTTTGATAATTCACTGTAGAGTTTAGTAATATCATTATATTCCTTAGTGTCTAATCTGTATTCGACAATGAAATTACCATGATATACTACATCAGTAACTTTAGCTAATTCTTTGTATAGTTTCTTATTTTGATTAATAAGTTCTTTTTCATTAGCTAAAGTTATCTTATTCTCGTTGCCATGTAGAATGTTTAAACGAACTGTTAATACATCAGTATAATAAAATATTGAAATATCAACTTTTATAATATCATTCTTATTTGGCATATCATTGAATAGGTCTAAAGACCCTGAAGTGTTTGCCATCTTTCTTTCCTTTAGGGGATTTGTAATTAATTGATTACTGATTATATAAATTTACTAGTTTTTCTAATCTAGCTACAAATAGCAATTTGTTAAAATTAGATGGATTATCTCGTTCCAATGTTATCATTGCAATACTTATTTCACGTATTGGTGAAAGTATAATTTTCATTATATACGTTTCTGATAGGTCACGTTTCATACTAACTTTTAATACTTCACCATCTAAGACTTTAGTAATTTCAATACTATCATCTAATTTAGTAATATTATCTATAATTACTTTTTCTTTTTCTTCACGAATTTCATCTTTTAATCCAAATAATAGAATAAAATCCACTAAACGATCTTTTGGTAATTCCACATCTTTTAAATATGTATTTACTTTTTCTATCATTACCCCCATTTCAAGTGTTTCATTTACTTTAGTGTCGTCTCCTTCGTTATTAATAGTTGGGTTGTTTTTAGCTTCTTTTTCCATGTTTTTAATTTTAAAATAATTTATAATTTAATTAATTAGTATATTACCACCATTTAATTGCAGCTATGATTGATTCTTTTCCAATCAACTTTAATGCTGTTTCAGCTAACTGTTCACTTTTAAATGCCACCTCTGTAGTTAAAAATGAAACATTTTGTGATACAATAACCACATCATCTAAAGCATTCAATGCAAATACATAACACATTTTATCTACATCAGGTTCCCAATTACCATTTAGATATTTTGCTACATTACGTAGATGATTGATACATTTTAATGAGACAGCTTGTTTCATAGTAAAACAATTAGTCATATTTGTTATCTCTGACTTGGTATTTACACTATAAGGTAATATTTCACCATGTACATTAATACGATAAGGTGTATTAGCACGAACTAATTTATTATACACGCTGTACGTATCTAATTTGATTTCTTTTTTGATTATATCTACATTAATGGTAGGATGATAATTAATTATCACCTTTACATTAGTATGGTCGTCAGTTAAGTCTACATTATATGTTTTTGTTTTCATATTAATTTCTCCTATGTTAAACGGTTGTATAAAATGGTTGAATATTGTCTTTTATATTGTTGAAGTCGTAAATGCGTTCAACATTTGTACTGTTAATCTTATTTACTTGTTCAAGGTTATCACTTATAACACCTACTCTAGCTTTTACAAAAGCGATTGTTGCTATTGATTTGTAAGGTGCATTGACCATATAATATGGTAATCCTTTGAGTTTGAATATTGGTGTAGTGGCTGGCATATTTCAAGTATTGGTTATAAATCCTTTAACTCTTTTTCACGTTTATCAATCATTAATGTTATCCGTTCTAGCATTGCACGTTTAGCGACTCCGGCAATTTCACCTTCAAGGTTGTTACTATTATGAATATAACGTAAATCCTTCATATAAGATATAGGAAGATTATTTATATTACCTATTCCTATACAAGTGTGACTGTCATCTTCTAATATACTTCGTAATTTAGTTAGATGTTTTAACTCTTCATTGAGTTTTATTATTTTGTTAATCTTCTCTATTTCCATATGTTATTTATTAATCAAATATTAAGTGAATTAATTAAACTGTGGCTAAAGTGTACCTAAGAGCTGAACCTACGGGTCTTTCAGGGTTACTCGTTTGCACACAGTACTGTTAACCCTTGTTCCTGCCACATATAATAACTATCATTCTGCTATCCATCTACCATCATAGTAGTATTTAACACTTCTACCAGCAGGATGAAAGTTTAAGGTTACAATGTTGTTTTTGAAATCACGATGTACTCTACAGTACTGTGCACCAGTGAATGCAATGTGATTTAATACTTTAGCTTTGAGCCAATATTTGGGTAATGGGTATTTATATTTCATATTGATTGGTTTTGGTAATTATTGAATTATTGCTTTGAATGACACTGGTTTAATTACATGTGTTAATGTTGAACAATCATCAACCATTTCATAGATATAGATGAATTTATCATCAAACATTAAACTAGCATGATTTTCTATATCAAGTGTAGTTTGCTGTTCACGACTATCTGTAGTCATTCTATATGTTATTCTACTTGCTACTAGTTGTTCCATGTTGTAATCTCCTCTATTTGTGTATTATTTAACAGTTAAGCTTTATGCCACATTACAATTAATCCTTTTCTTATCAACCTACTTTCAACAATATTTTTCTCTTTAATATCATATGAATCAATAAACTTTTCTAAATCCTCCATTGATTTGAACTCATTATAATATAGATGAGTAGATTGTTCTGCGTACTCTTTCATTGCAGGTAATATCACATTATCTACAAATGATTGGTTAATAATTGTATTTGGTTCTTCTTGTTCCCAGTACTTATATAATATCTTTTCCATACTTTACAGATTAAATAACTTAGTTAGTTTAGACTTCAATTCATCATCTAAATACGTAATATAATTTTGTATATCATCATTTGCCTTTTGTGGGGCATCAGTTTTATTGATAAGTGTGTGTGATACTATATATTGAATATATTCATTTCTGAATTGTTTTGCATCTTTTACAGTACTAATTGTCTTTAATGCATGTAAAACATCTGGCAATGTTATAAATGGTTTGTTGTTAGGATTTAATATACTCATGATAGCTTATTTATAATGTTAGAATATTATATAACAATTGTACTACCTAATGTTACACACAATATTATTAATATCATAATTAATGGTAGTATTGTTAATTTGATAATTATTTATAAACAATCTTATAAGATAACGGTTTAATTTCTTGTTTCAATTTTAAGATTCCATTATGTCGTTCATAACAATATATTGTACCATTATTAATTGTGATTTTGGAATACTCAGCTGCTCTTACTAATTCAGCTTTAGTTGTTAAACTTACGTAATATCTTATAAATTTTATTTCAGGTTTTAATGGGCTTTCCATAATTATTAGTTTTAATTGATAGTTAGAGTAATTTCTTTAGTGGTTAGGTTTGATAGCTTTAGATTAGAAAGTTGATAGGTGAGGTTGGAATTAATTTGAAAATATTTGATAATAGTTGTGAGGGTTGATAGATAGTAGTATGGTGGTGAATGTGTGAGATTAGTAGGAGCTGGGTGCTGCACCCTTCCAATACACACTCAATATATCTAATCTCATCTCTTAATATAGTAAAAAGCTACAAACAACTACATCAAGATAACTATATCTTAAACACATTTCAATATAGTCATACCACATTCACCATTTTACTGCTTAAACTAAATCATCACAAAAGACTAAAACAGTCCATACTACTAGAACATCTTATAAATCAGCTATTTGTTTATGCTGTATTCAATAAAAAAGGTAATATCATAGGCTATTTGTTGATGTGCAATTAATCAAAAGGGTGAGCGATGCTAGTTAACATCACTCACCTAATAGCAATATGAATTAATTAATCAATTAGTCTTCTATCTTGCTTTCTGCATCAGCAAGTTGAGACTTAAAGGTCTTTAGCTCTTCATTTAGAGTTCCAATCTTCTCTTCGGCAGTCTTAGCTTTAGCAGGTGTTAACTTACCGCTATCAAGTTGTGCCTGAGTACTATCAATTAAAGCATTGTGTTCTGCTATTGCATTCTTGAGCTTGTTAATCTCAATACGTGCAGCCTTCTCTTCATCACTGGTACGAAGATCAGGTATAGCAGTACGTGCTTGCTGTTGCTTTAATTGCATAGCTTCAATCTTACGCATATTAGCTTCAGCTTTGGCTTTAGAGTCATCACTGAGCATGATACGTCTGACATAGTTAGGCAATGTGAATGGCATAAGAGGCGAAACCTCATAGCTCAATTTAACATCGCCAATGTCATAGCGTCCGTCCTCACTTGGAGAAATCACAAATGGATCTCCGCCTTTACGCTGATAGGTATTACCTACAATGCGTTGTACTGCCAGAACTTTCAAGAATGCACAATCGTATGAACCATCGTCTTTGATTTCAGCGGCAGTATACATAGGTATCATCTCCTCAGCTATTTGATAGTCTTGAGGAATACGAGCTATGTGAAAGTCATAAAGTGATAGTGAACCTATCTCTTTAAGTCTGTCAGGCATCAATGAATGGTCATGAAGCAATACAGCCGAGTGGGTAATATCAGCTTTACCATTTTTAGATGTCCGTATCTTAGTGTCATATTTATCACTAATGATACGATCTAATTGAATACCTTCAATCGGCACCTTAATGGCAGTTATTGCTTCTGCATAAGGATACTCTTCGCCTGCTAATCTTTCCATCAGTTTAGTGTCCTGAATAGACATGTTTACGTTTGCCATAATTTTAATTATTTTAATTATTAAACTGTGTATTACTTCAAAGTTGTAAGCAATTTGACTAAGTGCGCTAACTGTCCACCAATTCAGCGCAGCTATTTGTATTTGTGTCGATGCTTTAAAAAAACTCCCTAACTTAATAGGGAGTCTTAATGTTAAAGTGACCTTAACTGTTTACCAGTTCTTTTGATTACAGTTTGCACACTTTCAGTACTACTCAATGTTCTAGCCAACATTGCCATATCAAAATCAATATTGAACGGTTGACCATAATATACATTGTAACTTAATGTACCTTGTTTAGCAGTCCTCTTGTTTACCTTAGTAGCGTCTTGAATAGTGCTATACTTCTTACCTACAGTATATCTCTTAATATAGATATTCATTAAGAGATCTGGACCAGATTGCAGACCTTTTCTCAATATTAAATCGAGAGTGTCTACATCATCACAGTAAGATAGCTTGGCAAACTTCTCCATTTCATCAATAGAGACTTTAACAGCTACTATACTATACTTACTACCATTGATATCACATGTTCCATTAATATCAGGATTCATAAAATTGATAATGTAGCCGCTTCCATCACTCATTTTACTTATAATCTTTGCACCAGTATCAACTAATAAAACTGGGAAGATTTCAATTGAGTCCACAGCAGGCACTTCACGATCATCAATGTAAAGTTTAGTAAGTTCTGCTTCTTTTGCTTTTAACATGTTTGATAACATGTTCATTTCTGAATCTTTCATATTGCTATTTATTTAAATGATTAACTATCGTTCGTCGATAGTCTTTGCGGACAGAGAGGAATCGAACCTCTCTATACACCATGTGTCCTACTCAGTACGATGTAACACAGAACCTATACCTATCACAATAAACCCTATTGCTAATGATATAAATCCTTCTTTGAATGATTGCATTGGATTATCACCTCTAATAAACCACATTACTATCACTAGTTTTAATAGTGACATCAGCGATATTGTACTTCCAGCTACTAATAATGAGACACTTATGATATCACGTCGTCGGGATTTAATGTATCTCGCATAATGATAATAAAATAACTCATCTAGACTTTCACGCCTTTCATAATTAGCATTAGCTATCTCACATGCACCATCAAAACCCCAAGTCTCAACTTTTTCTTTAAGACTGATAGGTAATGATTTATATGTATCAGGTGTGATAAATAAATCATCTAACATGTGAAATGTCTCAGCTGCGAGATACATTCTAAAGTTATAGGTCATCTTAAACTTAGGCATTGCTACCTCCTTTCATAATAAATTTATGAATAGATGTAAACTCTACATTATTAAGGTCATTTAAGACCTTTGCAGAACCAGGTTGACCCATATCACAAATTACAATGTCCAACACTGTAGGTCTACTAACCAATGTACATATGACTTCTGTTGGATTAAACCTTAATAAGGTCATGTATCCAATTTCACCAACATATGCACGGGCTGTCAATCTACCTTGTGCGTCCAATGCAATTAATTTGTGATACATCTTTCTTGAGATTGTTTCATTTTTGCGGATTAATAATCCTGCTTTTTCTAATTCTTTCATAGCTTTTTGTTTTGTGTAACTGTTGCTATTAGTTACGATTATAGTTAGTTGTAATTACTACTCTGCAAATATTAGCCACATACAATAGGTTGTACATATTTACAGAGTTATTATCTCTAATCCTTATTATAATGGATGAGTTTATAGACTACTGAGATTACGCAGTCTTAGTGCCTAGTCGAGAATCGAACTCGAATATACTATCCATAGCTAGGCTACCTTTGTACCATTAACTACTATACCCTAATGGTTTGGGTAAGCACGGTTAATATAGACCACGTGCTATTCTATACTATCTTATGTGGTTGGGATAGTACCAATTACTACTATATTATCACCTGTAGTAGCTTCAGGGATACTGTTCTTTGTCTAACTTGGGGAACTAGCTAAGACCCAATCTCACAGCTATTACAAATAGTACCATGTAGTACTATTGGCATCACACTGTAATGGTCTATTACCTTGTAACTCAAAGTCATCAGGTAATTCCAAACGTGTGTTCCAATATGTACCATCAGTAGCACCATCCATATAGCGTGTGTCTGTAGTATATCCTACATATGCATCCTCAGATACACTCTCAGGATCATTAGGATAAAATGTACTACTACCATCACGCCATTCTGTGAGGTTACCGAATATATACATACGGTACATTTACTGTGCTATCAACTACTAGTCCTTGATAACGTAGGACTGTGTCACTTGACACTTACCAATAAATAAATAAAATAATTATTCATTTATTGGTAATTAAATGTAAATGAAGGGCTACCCTTGGTAGGGGGTACTCCACTTACAACAATTTGTACCCGTCGCTGATATAGGTGGGTCACGCTAGAACACCCTCACTCTATTTTCACATCTTCCAAACTATCCTAAACTCTAATATATTTTACTATCATCTCCTTCTAATCCAACTAACCAATATTATCTCTAATCTCTAATCTACTCCACTTAACAATTAATCAATCTCACCTTATCTCTACCAAATTAAATACTCTACCTTTCTAACTATTAAATAACTAATCAACCCCCTACCCCCTACTACCCTACTTTAATATAATATATAATAAGTACCGGTCATTTAATATTGTAAATAACTAGCAAGCGTTAGCTAATAAAGTGCATCTCTTTCTCCTTTAGGGAGATAGCCAAATACTCTAAAGTAATTACTCTTGTTAACTATTAACTCTAATATACTAATCTATATCTCTAAATAAATATTTAAAATAATATATTGTCTAGCTTGATTTTGTCAAAATTTTAGTATAACTTTATCCACTGAAGTAAGTTAGTAATAAATCACAGGTAACTAATAAGTAAATTAGTAATAATCCACAGATAACTAATAAGACTTACAATTTTAGAAAGTTTTTTAATTTTTTTAAATTACTATAAATTAATTACTAATAAAATAAGTTATAAATTAAATTAATTTAAAATGGAAGAGTTAACTAAGTTTGAACCTTATGGAGAATCATTAATGATTAAAAGAGTTATTACAGTATCTAATTTAGCATTAAATGGAGTAGGTAAGGTAAAACCAGAACATGAGAAAGAAATTTCAATTACTATTGTAAAAGTGGGTAATGACAAATACAAAGATGTTATTGGTAAACGACCTATGTTTCCAAGTAATATGAAGCAGATGATGATTAATGGTAGTGCTACATTAGTATATGATATGGATAATAAGAAATCTATTCAATATTATCAGGAGCATAATAAAGAATCTAATGTAATAAAAGATAATAAAGAAATTGATATAACAGGTGTTACTGAGTTTGTAGATTATTTTATTGTAAATGCTAATTATTTAATTGGAATAAAATAGTGAGAAAAGACCGGATAATAACAAGTGCATTGAACGCAGCAGTTGAAGCGGCTAATGAATCAGGAGATAGTAGAATTAAAAAACTTAATAATTCTGATACATTAGATTTAGTTACGCTTATAATTAATCATCATACGATGTGTATTAGAGATGAGATGTTATCTGGTGAAGATAGAGTTATAATTCCTAAAATAGGAGCTTTCACTAAGAACAACAATAAAGCAATTTTTAATGATATAAAAAAGACGGTTTTAAATAAGCATGGATATTCTGATTGGATTGATGTACCTAAGCCTTTAAGACCGTCTATTTTAAGGGAGATAAACCTTATAGCAAAGGATAAATTTCAAAGCATTAAAAGAGCTAAAAAGGTTAAAGCTATTGATGTGTTGAATGAAAATAATATATCATTTAAAAAAGATTAAATTTTTTTACATTAATAGTTGTATATATTAAAAAGGTGTACTATCTTTGTAGTGAACTTAAAAATTTAAGCCTTATGACAAATATTGTTGTTACTGAATCAGCAAGACAGGTAGTAAAATCAAATGGAAAAGCATTAAATTCTACTATTAGTGAAGTACGCAAATCTAAGAAATCTGAAGGTAGAACTAAATTAGGAATTACATTTAAGAGAATAGCAAATGCAATCTATTTGATGTAATATGAAATTAGATAACAGATTTACACCTATATTAAAGGATGATGAAAATGCCGTAAGTATAAGTCTTCCACTATGTGACAGAGCATATAGGGAATTATATGAAGACAAAGCCGACCCTATTCTAAGAGATAAGGAGTTGGCTTTTGTCGTATTAACTCAGTCACCTAGTAGTTCACTAGTTAAACAAGGGTTTGAAGGTGATGAGTTATTTGAAGCTGCTAGACGTGAATTAGGATTATCTAAATTGTGGAAACCATCAGAGAAGGTATTACATGCAATACAACATTATAATAGTACAAATGGTTCTGCAATTGAAAAGTATGTAAAGAACTTACATAAACAATACAACAATAGAAATAAGAGTATTAGTATAATAGCTAAGAAAATAAAATTATTACAAAATCAAATTCATAGAGTTGAAGAGTTAGGAGATAACAATACTTCTATGGTATTAGAGTTAATAAATCAATTAGTTGAATTAGAAAAATCAATAGATGTATTATCTAAATCTGTACCAGAACAAGTTAAAACTTTTAATAGTGCTATATCAGAACTACAAGAAGAGATGAAACGCAATGTTGTAACTCAAGGTGGTGGTATAGTAGATGATTCTATGGATCCTGACAAATCAGTTATAAATCAAAGATCATGATGGTAGAAGAACGCATAATCTATTTTAATGAAGAATTGCATAAATATACCGATCAATTTAGTAATGTATATACAAGTGCTACAACTAAGTTAAGTGAATATGAACAAAAGCAAGACTTTAAAAAAATAGCAATGGCTTGCGAAAGGATTGGTAAGAATCCAGAACATAGAAACTATTATAAATACAAAGGTAAAACTGCTCAACAATTATTGAAAGAGTGGAAACTAATTACCGACAACTCACTCGATAGAGGAAATACGGAACACAATTATTTAGAAATAAGTGTGAAATTAGCTAATGGGTTTGAGAGTAATTATAAAAAAGGTAAAAGTTTATCAATTGGAAATAAAGAATATACTAGAATGTATAGTATATATGATTTGAAAATAGGTAACTTAAATGATGTAGGAGAAATATCAATTGAAGAATTAAAAGTTCAGAATTTACATATACGATACCCTGATATATTTAATCTAATTGTCAGTTTACATAAAAAAGGATTTAAGTTTTATCCTGAGATAGTAGTCTATCATCCTGATTGGTTAATTTCAGGTATGGTAGATTTACTTGCTGTTAGAGGTAATGAATTTATAATTATTGATTGGAAAACTAATAAAGGAGATATATCTTTTGAAGCGGGTTATTATGAGAAAGATTCTAATGGTGATATGACAAATGTATTTCATAAAACAGGTAAAACATTTAAATATCCTATTCAACATTTACCTGCATCTACAGGTCATAAGTACTCATTACAATTATCATTATATGCATATTTCATTGAAAGGTTTGGATTTAAATTAAAAGGTTTATTATTATTTCATATTACACATAACGAGATTAAAGAAAGTGACAATATAAGATGGAGAACTAAACCTATTAAAATTGAATACTTTAAAGATGAAATTGAAGCTATAGGTAATGATATAATATTAACAGGTGATAACCGTAATACTCAATATAATGCATTTAAATAATAAGGAAGTTTTATGTATTTCATCTTTTTATGAATATTCAAATATTTATAATAATATAAAAGATGATGTTGAATACGATATCCATATATATCAATGGATAGTAATAGAAAATAACTATTTACGAATCTGTAAAATAGATGGTATTTTACCTGAAACTATTTATACAATTTCAGATGTTAGAGATTTAGTATTACCTGGTGTGTATAAATTACAATTACGTAAAGAAGATACACCTTTAACTATTAAATATAGAACCTTATTTCCAAAATTATTTAAATACCATATAGAATTGGTTGTTCCAAATAGAACTGGGATATATTATCATATAGGTAATAAATTTAATCAGAGTGATGGTTGTGAATTAGTAGGAAATAAAATTATTAAATACAAACATAAATTTGATAATGACAAAACATATGTTTTAGAACAGGTATTAAACAGTAGAGTTACATATAAACAAATGTACACTAATTTATTACCATTTTTAAATAATGATAATATAAATATATATATTCATATTCTATGACAATAGGAAAGGAATTTGTATTTGATTATCCAAGTGCTTTTATAAACTTTATAAATGAAGATAAAAGTCAATATAAAAGAGCTAAGGATTGTATTAATCCTTTAACAGGTAAAAAATATATTGATCCAAATGATGAATTTTTAGTAGGTAAAAGTGGAGGCATATTGATGGATATGTCTTTTACTTTTGTTAATACTCATTTATTAAGAAAGCCAGCTTTAGAATATTTATCTAAAGGTAGATATACAGGAGCAAAAAGAGGTTCGTCTGAATATGATAAATTTAGACGCAGAGAAGAGTATTTTAGATATTATGGTTATGATGCCATGTGTAAAAAAACATTAGATGGTAAAATAGAAAAACTTCATATCACAGGTGAACACTATAATTTCATTAACTATGGACGTATAATGTTACTTGATGAAAGTAAGATACGAAAAGGGTTATTGAATGTAGCTAAAGAAGAATCTATACCTATATTTATAGATGCTCAATATTGGTATTTTAAATCTAAAGAGTTTGCTAAATTAAATTCATTTCATTTTATAGTAGGTAAAGCGAGACGTGGTGGATATAGCTATATGGAAGCTATTGATTCTGCTAATATTGTTAATTTAATACCAAAGATTACAGTTATACATGGTGCATTTGATAAGAAATATCTTACTCAAGGTAACTCTATATCAGGTATGGCACGTACTCAGTTAAACTTCTATGAACAATCTACACCTTTTAATAGATGTGGTTATAAGAAACATAAGCAAGGGTTTTATTATCCATCTGGTTTATTAAAAAAGGATTTAGAGGAAATTAAATTAGGATATAAATATATAGATGGAACTGAAGGTGGATATTTAAGTAAGATATTAGCAATATCATTCTTTAATAATAAAGATGCAGCTATTGGAAAAGATGGTATTCGTATTAAACTAGAAGAGCTATCTAACTTTGAAAACTTTGATGGTGTAATGGGTGTACTAGAACCTACTACAAGAACAGGTTCATATACTACAGGTTTTATTGTTGCATTTGGTACTGGTGGTTCAGAAGAAGGTAAATGGATAATCTTTGAACGTAATTTCTATAATCCAATGCGACATAAGTTTTTAATGTTTGAAAATGTATGGGATAAAGATAGAAGAAATACAGTATGTGGTTTCTTTAAACCTTATTGGTGGGGATTACAAGGTACAATAAATAATAAGTATGCATTAGATGAAGATGGTAATAGTAATTATGATGTAGCTATTGAGATATCTAAGAATGAGCGTAGAATTAAATTTGAAGATGGAGATGTAACAGAATCTGATTTCACTTTATATTGTGGTCAATATGCAAACCATCCATCTGAAGCATTTAGTGGATCAACTTCTGGTATTTTTAGTAGTCAAGATTTAAGTAATCATATAAGTGATGTTTTATCTAATTCAGCTCATAAATATTATAGTGATGGTGTTTTAGGAGTAGTTGATGGAGTAGTTCAATTTATAAGCAATGATTCAATAAAAGCTAATAAATTAGATTATGAAATTCATCCTTATGTAGATGATGTACCTGTTAAAGGAGGACAAGATGTCCATGGATGTGTTAGAATATGGCATCATCCTAATATTCCAAATGGTGAAAAAGGTACTGATATTTATTATGGTATAGCTGACCCTGTAGCTATAGATAAAAATAAAGATAGTATAGGGGTTAAAGATTCATTAAATTCATTTCAAATATGGATGCAACCACGTAGAGGTACTAGAACAACAGGTGATATATTAGTTGCTACATATAGAGGTCGTAAAGACAGAACTGAAGATACAGATAGAATATTTTTATATATGCTTATTTATTACAACTGTAGAGGATTAGTAGAAATTAACAGAGGTAATTTAAAATCTAATTTTAATAAATGGGGAAGGTCACATATGTTATATCGTAATCCTCTTCGTATGTTAGAACAATTAGAACGAGATGGCTATGTAGATGAAAGTAATATACCTATAGGTTTAAATATGTCAGGTTCATTAAAAGACGATACATTACTTCAATTAAAGTCTTTTATTTATACTATGTACACTACTGATGCAGATGATACGATTAGATTCATTTTACATGATATATCTGAAATTAGTATATTACGAGAATTGGATAAATTTGATGTTAATGGTAACTTCGATACACTTAGTGCATTATTATTATTAATGGTATTAAGAGCCTATATATTAGCAATAACTAAAGAAGATGTTGATAAAGCATTGAATATGAATGATGCAATTAATAGAACCTCATCAATAGTTGATGAATTAGGACTAATTTAAGACATTGTAATGGAAAATAGAAGTAAAGATATACCGGAACAAAGAGTATCATTAAATAAAAAACTTACAAGTGCTAATTGGTATGAACCAACTATTGATTATTGGATAGACCTTGCACAAAGAACTGCTCAACCATATCAAAAAATAGCAAATGAATCTTTAGATATAGCAAATGGTGATATTGACCCTAATGAATATAAACATATAATGTCACCATTAGCTAAATCAAGTGATGAAAAAGTCAGAAGTCTTAAATTGACCACTCCAATGAGGTCTACAGATTTCATATCTGCAATTAGAGATAAATCATTAGGTGAATATATAGAATTACCATTTCCAGTAACAGTTATATCTAATAGTGAAAAGGCAATTATACGTAAAAAGAACTTTGTTAAACGTAAATTAATGGCTTATGCAGTTGAACGTTTCATGTCAGAAGTTAATAAGATAAAACAGCAAGCTGAACAACAGGGTCAGGAAGTAACTGAAGATATGTTTCCTGATTCTGAAACTTACGTTAATGAAGTAATTGAAGAGTTTTTAAATAATAAAGCTGATGTAGACGCTAAGATATTAAAATTAATACGTAATGAAGTAGATTTTGAAATTAAGAGAAGTGAAGCATATGTTAATTGGTGGATGACTGAACAGTTTTATACCATGTGTGGAATTGAAGGTAATAATGTAACATATGATATTATACCTGTAACTGAAGGATTCCCTGTTTGTCAATATGGAGAGAATGTAGAAGACGGAGATGCATTTCTATATAAGTATAGATTATCTTATAATCAAATGGTTGATGAATACAGAGACCAATTAAGTAATTCTGATATGATGTTACTTAATCATATAGAAAATGCAACAGGTAAGAATGGAGCAGTAGCTAGTTTTGGTTTAACATATGGTGATTTTATAAAAGCATTTCCTAATAGAGCAGGCAGAACTGATGATTTAGCATATAAAAATTCATTAAGTGAATGGACTAATGAAACTGTATTAATACATAAATTATTTTTTAAGAGTGAAACTAAAGTTAAAATTGTAACATATATTGATTTAGATGGCTCACAAAAGGATATTGTATTACCTGCTGATTATAAACTCAACCCTGAAATAGGTGATATTACTTTTAGATATGATTGGATAAATGTAGTATTTGAAGCTACTAGGATTGGTGATACAACTACTGGTTTATATATACCACCTCGTATAATACCTGTTCAATTAAGTGATAGAAATAACCCATCACGTTGTAAATTACCTGTAGGCGGTAGAGTGGGATTAGTAAAAGGAATTAAATTAAAACCTGTACCGATAAGACTAAAACCTTATCAAATTATTGATAATATATTAGTTAATAGAATTGAAGCTGAAATTGCAAAATATCAATCATTTATTGAAGCTATACCTAAGAGTGCGTTAGCTGCAATGGATGATAGTATAGGTAAAGCATTTTATTCTATTAAGAATAACAGTTTGATGATATATGATGATGATAAATTGAAACCTCAAGAATTAGTAAATGGAGTTAGATTTATTGTCAATGATAGTTTATATAACTACATTAAAGTTCTTATGGAATTAAGAGATAAGAACAAAGAAGATGCATATGATACAAGCAGTGTGAATAATGATAGTTTAGGTAACATAGATACTAAATCTGTTAAAGGTAATGTAGAATATAATATTGCTAGAGCTAGATTGGGTATGGTATTAGGGGTTCAATTGTTTAACAATGCTTTATCTAAAGATTTAACAAAATTATTAGAATATAGTAAAATAGCATGGGAACGTGGTAAGGCAGGTCATATAGAAAACAAAGATGGTAAGTTAGAAAACTTCTCTGTTAATATTGAAGAACACATGGAATCTGAATATGGAATCTTTGTTAAGAATTCTAAATCATCTCAAGATAAGATTAACCACTATGTACAATTAGCACAAGCTGGGGCTCAAAATGATATGATGGAGTTAGCAATAGAGAGTGTTGACTTTGATAATATGCCAGGTGCTAAACAAACATTGCTAGATGCTATTAAAGCTAAACGTGACTTTGATCGTGAAATGGCAGAATATAATCGTAAGAGTGCATCTGAGAATATTCAAGCACAAGTTCAAGATAAACAAGCTCAACGTCAACATGAAATACAATTAGAACAACTTAAACAGGAGTATGAAACTCAACGTGAAAGTATGAAGCTTGAAATGCAAATGATAATTGAACAAATGAAATTAGCAGGTGCATCTTCTGAAGGTAATGTAGATAGTCAATATCTTAAAACATTACAAGAATTACAAAAAGATAAAGCACAAGAGTTGAAACAATTAGATTTAAAATTCAAAGAACGTAAACATAAAGAAGATTTAGCATTTAAGAATAAGCAATTACAGACACAAAAAGAAATAGCTAAGATGAATAAAAATTAAATTTAAGTTACAATATATACTGAATTGATTGTAAATAAGAATACCTATAATATATATTAATTAATAACTTAACAATTAACTGATTATGACAGATGTTAAAATTGAAAAAACAAATCTTTTGAACAGTGAATTAAACATAGTACAATTGGGAGTTGATTTTAAACTTCCTAATTTCTATGCATTAGATGTATCAGGTGGAAATAATAATTCTGATAATAATTCTGATAATACTTCTGATAATGATAATTCAGATAATAATTCAGATAATAATTCAGATAACAATAAAATTGATAATTCAACTACTGATAAATCTAAAAATGTAAATACTAATAATTCAGATAATAATACATTTTCAACTGATGGACTTGAATCAATAACCCTTGAAGGAGAAAAAGATGATTATTATTTGAGTGCTAATGGTGAAGTAGTTAACAATAAAGGTGAAGTTAAATACAGTAAAGAAGAATATGACAAGCTAGTTGCTAATAATGTTGTTGATGATGTACCTGATGGTTACACTTTAGTTGAGGTAGATGGTTTTGATGAAACTGTTTATTTAAATGAAAATAAAGAATTAGTAAATGCAAAAGGTGAAGTATTAAAAACTGCTGATGAAGTAGAAGCTGAATATGATATGGGAAATGATGATACAAACCCATTTATTGAAGGTTTAAGAAGTACTAATTTATTTGAAGATGTAGATTCTTTAGAATTTACACCTGATAGTGTAACTAGTGTTGTAAATACTGCATATGATAAAGGTGTTAATAAAGGTAAAGATGTAGCTATAGCTGAACTTAAATCTAAGTATCCACAATTAGATGATGTAATTAGACATATGGAATTGTATGGTACAGATTTTAGTAATTTTAATCAATTACCTGATTATGCAAGCATTGAAATAAATGATAATACTTCAATTGGAGTATTAGATTCAATTGTTAAAGATTGGCATACTGCTAAAGGCTTACCTATGGATACCGATTATATTAATTTTCTAAAGAATGGAGATAAGTATAATGAGTATGTTACTAAACTTAAAGCTGATTTATCTAATATGGTTGTTGAAAGAAAAACTGAAATGGATAAACAAATAGCAGCTAAAGAAAAAGCCAAACAAGATAGAATTAATAATTATTGGGGAGTGGCTATAGATAATAAAGGTAATATGGTTGACCTCAATATAGAAAACTCAGTTTATAATAAAGTTATGAAAACCGGTGAAGTTAAACTGGGAGATGAAACATTGCAAATTCCTAAAGTAATTAGATCAAATATTACTGGTGAACCAAAAGAGTACTCTAGACAAGATTTCTTCAATTGGTTATTTATACCAAAACCTGTAGAAATTGATGGTGAACGAATAAATGCAACAGGTTATGATATTTATTTGTATAATACAAATAAGAATCGTACTGTAAATCACGATGTCGTAGACGCATTTACAGCTTTTACAAATGGTGATAAATCACAACTCATTAAGCAATCTGTTAATAAGCATGTAAAAACCCAAAAGAGTATTAAACTTAGTAGTAAAAGTAGTTCAACTACCAGTAGAAAAACAAGTAAAAAAACAGATGGTAAACCTAAAATGAGGATTAATTAATTATGAAAATTTTAAAACAGGCTGTAAATTATGACACCGATTATTTCGTAGATGAAAATACGTTATATCGGAATGAATTGGTAAGTCCTATTGAGCTTACACAAGCTATTACTTACTTATGGGGAATGAATAGTAAAGAGTTCCCATTGCTTAACCACGTCTTTGGTCAAGGTGGTGTTAAGACTAAGAAGCCTACAATGCTTAATGAAACTACCTATACTTGGAAAGTAATGGGTCGTATGGAATTAATTACTGTTGTAGACGGATTAGCTGTTGGCACATTAACTCAACCTGGAATTGGTGGTACTACATTTGACATTTTGTTTAGAGATGGAATGTTACATGCTTATTACACTATTTACACACCTAGTGGAAAACAGTTACGTGTTAACTATGAACCTACTAGAGAAGGTCAACTGTGGCGTGCGAATGTTACATTGATGACTAACAACATGGCTGACTATGTACCACTAGGAGACTTTGTAGAAGGCTTAGCATGGGGTTATGGTGTACCAACTATTGCAAGAAGTAAATCAGGTGGTACAGCTAGCAACCGTGTAACTCCGGGTGAAGCTACTAACCAATTTGGTTTCTACCGTTTCTCAGATAACATTGCAGGTAACATTGCAAATCAGGTTACTGAAGTAGAGTTTACTTTTGATGGTCATCCTCCTACTAAACTTTGGATGCCAGAAGAAATGCGTCAATTTGAGTGGCAAAATCTATCAATGATTGAGGTTGATTTGTGGGAATCAGAATATAACCGTACAGAAGATGGTAGAATTACACTTATTGATGATGAAACAGGAGAGCCTATTCCAAAAGGGTCAGGTATTTTTGAAACTGTTAAATCTGTAGGTAACTACGATACGTATTTTAATTTAACAGTTGATAAATTAGATGGTATTGTAAATTATATTTATGACCATCGAACTGATTCTACACCTACAGAACTCGTATTGTATACTGGTTCAGGTGGAATGAGAGCGTTCCATGAAGCTATTCAACGTGATGCTATTGCTAATCAATTCTTTACTCCTTTAGGGGATAATGTAATTAGTGGTGGTAGTCATCTTACTTATGGTGCTTACTTTAAGCAGTATAAGACTATTAATGATGTACTTATCACAGTACAAGAGAGTGATTATTTTAATCATAGTACCAAAGCACAGATGGATCGTCGTAATGGCAGAATGCATAATGGACATCCATTCTATTCTTACAATATGGCTATCTTAGATGTATCTATTGATGGAACAGGTGGTCGTAATGTAGAGATGGTAGCTGAAGAAGGTCGTGAGAAGCTAGTTAAAATCTATGAAGGTATGTCAACTATTCCTGCTGTATGGGCGCCAGCTGCAAGTTCAGGAGTAGCAAGAGCAGCTACCAAAAAAGATGTAGCATCTTATGAAATGATTATGAGTGCCGGTATTAATATGAAAAATCCATATACCTCATTCTTAATTGAATTTGAAGGTGAATAAAAAATAGTAATTAACATAGTATAAAAGAAAATATAATAACTTACTGACTATGATAGAAGTTAATAATCAAGTGGAGCTAAGAGTTAGGCAAAGAGAAAGTGAATTTCAAAAGGTGAATTCATCACACTTACCTCGTGGGCCAGAACGGCTAGGTGAGAGTAAGCGATCTACATCTATTTTAAAGAGTGATAATTCTCTTATGGAACTCTTGATGCCTGAACTCTTAGGTATCTCTGCACAATCTCCAACATGGGATAGCAGATTAGTAGGATATTTTGGTTCCTTAGTAATATATGTGAATAATACATTGAAGTTAGAAGTTGGATATAAGTATTCACTTTCAGATCCAAGAAGAGAAAAGTACATTGAGGAATTAAAAAATAAACATAAAAGTATAAAAGACGATAAGTCATTAGCTGACTATGTTGAAAGTAATATTGATTATAAATATCGAATTCTGTATGGTACTCCGATTAATAAAGAGGATTATATTAAATATAGAGTTGCATTAGAACATTCTCATGTAGCTAATAAAATAGATTATTTAGATTCTAGTTCTAAAATAAGATTCTATATTTATACAGAAGAAGAACAAATTGAGAAAGTTAAACTTGAAGCTAAGCGTAAACGTAGTATAATTAAAGCTCAATCTACAATTATGAGTAAGGATGAAACGTTACGTGATGCTATATGGGCATTCTCATTAATAGAAGCTAAAGGCAATGTAGATAAGTTATTGGAAGATGAATTAATAATAGAACTTGAACATATTGCAACTAATTATCCAGATTGGTTAATAGATGCAGCTAGTGATAACGATTTAGAGTTGAAAGCTAGCATTGCTAAATATGTTTTAAAAGGTGTACTATATAAACTTCCAGCATCTCAAACTATTGTCGATGGAGCTAATAAAGAATTGGTATTAGGTAACTCCATTCCAGAGGTAATAGAATACTTTAAGAATGAAGACAATTCACAAACTATCAATTCATATGAAATGAAGTATAAAACGTTATCTAGTAAAAATAAGAAGTAATTATGAAACATATTTTTGTAACAAACGAAAACTACGGAGTAGATGTTGAAGATAGTTTGGTAGCAGGTTTAAATACTGTTGACAATCTAATTGCAGGTGCTATCGTATTTATTAACGCTGAAACAGGTAACAGTGTCGATCCTGATACAGGTATTTCCAATAATGCATTACCTAATGCATTGCTTAATGTATGTCTAAGTCATGGTTCAAGTGTTAATCCAGACGTAATTGTATTAAATGGTAATAATATTGTAGATATTAAAAAGAATACATATAGTGCACCAGTTGCTAAAGTAATGGCATTTGGTGATGAAGCTAAACCTGTATCCTTTACACCAGCTGCTGGTAATACATATACAATTGTAATTGAGAATCGTGACAAATCAATTCATCAAACTGACCGTAAACGTTATTATACAACTATTGGTAGAACTGGAGATACTATTGTAACAGTTCTTAATAGATTAATTGCAAAAATTAATAATGATAGTTTACAAAGTGTAACTGCTAGCTTACATAATACTGACGATGGTATTAAGTTTAGAGGCACTACTGTTAATAACTTTGGTGTATTTGTAATGGATGATTTAATAGGAGCAGGTAATGTAATTGAAGCTGCAAAAGCTGATCTATCAGGTGCTATTATTGATGGTGTATATTATGATGCTAATACACCTATTACATTAGCGACTAAATATGGAAATGCAGCATTAGATGGAGCAGGCGTAGCTGATATTGGATATGCAATGTGGAACGGCGGTGTAGGTACACCTACTCATGTTGCTGCATTAGAAGAAGAATTATCATCTCATAAAGGTGACCATAAGTCATTGTATAGAAGTGAACAATTCTTTAATGCTCCTACCAATTTAGATACCACTGCTACATATCATATTTACGATATTGAGTTTAATAGTGGTAAAGCAGCAGGCCCGTTTAAAGCTGAGAATTTCACACAACATCTTATGATTGCAGCTAAAAGTGGAAATGCAACACTAATAGCTGACTTAGAAACTCTCTTTGCTAATTACCTTTAATAATGTAATATGAACATTGTTCAAATGCATACTGCGATAGACGTTGGAGTTAATCATCTTAACTCCAACTCTTATCGCAAAATTCCTAAAGAAGTTAAAGACTCTTTAATAAGCAATATAAGTATAGAGTTTATATTAAAAGCGGTAAATGATATAGGTTCATCTTTATTAATGCCTAGCACTAGAGATGAAATGAAAGCTATATCAACTAATCTAAGAACTTTATATACTAATATTGATTTACCAAAGTTACCAGATGAAGATTTTACAGATGGTAACTTTGCTACTTTTGAAATACCTTCATTTACCACAGGTTCTATTACATCAGGTTTGATAAGACATCAAACTAGGTATCGTTTTATAACAGTTGGTAGTACTGATTGGACAGGTATATTTCCAGGTTCTCCCAGTAATGGAGATGAAGTAGTATCTAATTTATCAATATTAGATAGTACAAGTGGTGATATATCCATAATTGAAGGTGTAACATATAAAGTTATACAAAAAGGTACATATAGTAATTGGGAAAGTATAGGTTATAGTACAAATGAAATAAGAAAAGGTGTAGTTATTAAAGCTACAACAAATGATACTATATTATCTGGTACTAATGTCAAATTACAACCTTTAACTGCATTTCCAACTTGGGTAAGTTCAGAGTTGTATATGATTGATAATTACAATATGTTAGCTTACCAATCTATAAATGCTACTATATCATTAAGAGAGTTTTCAAAAGGACGAGTTAAAATAGGCTCATATTTAATTGTAGATGCTCAATCCGGAGATGATTTTACATCAATAGGTGGTACTTCTATAAGTACAACAGGTGATATAATAACATGTGCCAGTGAAACTAATGTTAATTTTACAAATGGTTCTAAGATAGCTAAGATTATATATGTACCATGTTTGATAACAACTAAAGAGTTATCAGCTAATTTACAATTAAATGATAGTTATACATCATCAACGGCACCTTTAGCAGTTATTTCAAACAATGAAATTTATATATATCATAGTGAACATTTTAAAATACGTAATGCAAACTTGACATATATTAGAACACCTAGACGTGTAAATTTAGATTATGGTATTTCATCTGACATAAATGAAGTAACTCATCCATCTATAATAGATGCAGTTGTATCTAGAATAATTGCAAATGTTAAAGGTGAAAACTATCAAGCTGTAAAGACAGAACAATCAGTTGAACAAAAAACACATAGATTATAATGGCAACATCATTCGCACCAATAGGCAGTATAGTAACACCAACAAGTGTAATATTTGTAAGTAGTGTTGTTCAATTTACAACAACTGTTTATAAATTAGATGAAAATAACAGTTGGGAAGTAGTACAAACATTTGATACGCCTGTAACAGAACAAACTGTAACATTGTCTTCTGATGGAGTTTATTACTTTCATTTAGAGGAATATGGTAATACAGGTGAGAGTATATTTGTATATATATGCTATGAAGAAGTTAAAGCTAAGTTAAGAAGCTATATTAAGAGTATTCTATGTTCATGTTGTGAAGATGATTGTAATCCTTGTAGTAATGAAACAGTTTATGATTTTAATATGTTACATCACTTATCATTGAGTTATTTAGGAAGTAATGAGTTTTTATTAATTCAAACTGATATAACAGATGTTACTACATTAGATAAACTTCATAGTATTAATAATGCAATAGTACGAACTAAGAAATACATACTTAATTATGATATTTGATAACTATAGTATAGCGATACGTGAAGATGCAGTAGTTTATGCTCATATGTTAGCATATAGAGACATTTACAATGCTGTATGGGAATCACAGTGGTTACAAGAAGATAAATATGGTAAAGGTTTAGAGAGTGCTAAGATAACAGCATATAATGCTTGGTTGTTATTTAAATGTATTATACAAGATGATTTGACTTTGTATAATGAAATAAGCGATAAGATACCTGAATCTCAAATTTATACATTAAATGAATATAACGATGTGTTAAATTGCTTTAGATGTGCAGCCGTTGATATTGATGTAACTTTAGATTATTCACAACCACCTATGGATTTAAACAATAAACCTTATTATTATGGTGTTTCTACAGATGGTAATTTAACAGCTGAAGAAATACAAAGTGTTTTAACTTCTGATAATACTAGATCATTAGGTATGGAAGTTGAAATAGGAATTGGTGACCCAGTGTACGTGTACTTTGTATATCCTACAGAATGGGGAACTGTAGAAGAAATTATATTAAGTGGGTTTAACCAAGTTAGTGCATATGATACAGAGTTTGATAGTGTTCAGTATGCAACATTAGCTGGTATGACCCCTTATACAGTAGTAAGGTCATTGTTAACTAATGATATTGATGCACCCTTAACAGTACAATTTAAGTAATGGCAACTACAGTATATTCTCCATATTTACCTATGTTTACAGGGTTTCACATTTTAAGTGCAACTCATGTAGATAATAGAACTGTTGTAGAAACGATAGCAGATAGAGATGCATTATCGTCTACCAGATTACCTGATGGATTAGAGTGCTTGATAATGCAAGCTGTTAGGGATGGTGACAGTGTAGTAAAATATAGATGGTATGATGATGAATGGCATCCTATAGTATCAGGTAGTAGTGGAGGAGGAGATGACTTTAATCACACTGCTACATTTGTAATAGCAGATTGGATAGAAGATGTAAGTAAACCATATAATAAATATTATATTGAGGTAGCACATACAGGTAGTAAATATCCTTCTCATTTAGTATTCACATCTGATGGTGAAGGAGTTGTATTAGAATATAAAGAGATTAGTACCTCAGTATTTAGGTTGTATAATAGACATCCGTTTGATGGTACATTAACAGCTAACTAATTAAATTAAGAAATTATGCAATATAGAAGTGATTTAATGTTCATTAACCCGTTAGATATACGGGATAAGAACGGTAATATACAACTATCATTTCCTGACCCTACTGCAAGTGCTGATAATTATTTAAGTGTACTTAATGGGTATAGTGGTACAACTGGACAATATAAAGGTGTAGGTTTTGCTAGTGAAGGTGGTGGGTCTAATATAGATATTTATCTTGCACCAAAAGGAGATGGTATAGCTAGAATATACTCAGCTAGTGCTACATCATATAGAGAGTTAATTGCAGGGATATCTAATGCTATTGCAACAGTAGATTATGTAGAACGTGCTGTTACAATAGGTGTTATATATCTACAACACGTTAAAGCTGTATTTGATAACAGTGGTTCAGCATTAACAGCTCCAGTAGCAGGTTCTGTTACTATTGATGGTAATACTATTACCACAGGAGATAGAGTTTTAGTTAAAGCTAGTAATGATACATATAACACTTGGATAGTTGAATGTGGTGTTGATAGTTGGACTAAAGTAGAAGACTTCTTAGATGAAGATACTAATGACCCACTACAAGAAGTACATTATAAAGTAGGTGCTACAACATTTGTAGATAACGATGGTACGTCTCCTACATATAAAGATGTAAGATTTACATGGAATGGTACAGAGTGGGTATTACAATATAGTTCTAGTGAATTACCATATGGTGCAGAAGAAGGTGTAAAGTTAACTAACTTTACATTTAGTATGGATATACCTAATCTTACTGAATTAACTATACCTGCTGATGATGACTATTTGGCAATATATGATACTAGTGGTACTATCCATAAGAAGATTTCAGTATTGAATTTATTACCAGAGCCAGCTGGTACATATTCATGGGAAATAGGAGCAGATAATAGTACAGATAATCAAGTATCTAGTTCTCACGATGTTCATCTATTAGGAGATACAGATAATTGGGTAGATACTGTATATTCGTACTCAGCAGGAGTACATACTATTAAATTTCAATATGGTTTAGCAGGTGGATTAAATAGAGTATTAATGACTAATGCTTTAGGTAACCCAATTGAAGCAAATGGTGGAAAAGGTTTTATACTTAGACCTGCATACAATACACCTTGGGATAGTGGTACAATTGGTGAATTTATCCAAAGTACTAAATTACCATTAGGTGGTTCAGGTTCAGCAGGTGCACTAGTATTATACACACCTGAGGCAACAGGTCATTATGTAACACTACAAGCACCAGCTACTGCAACAGACCAAACATACTTATTACCACAAGCATATCCGACTGAAGATTTATATGTATTAGCAGCTACTACAACAGGTACTATGTCATGGGTAGCACGTACTACAAATACAGATAAATTAGTTGCAGCAGATACAGGTGGTACAGCAGGTTATTTAACTAATGTACTACAAGGTACGACAGATGGTACACCAATTAGTGGTATTAAAGTATCTACATATAATACTAATTATACTCTAATTCAACAAACTATAAGTGATACAGGTGTAACTAGAGATGCTGTAGCTACAGATTTACTTGCAGTATATGATACTACAGGAGACAAATTAATTAATGGTAATGTAACTGCTTCTCAACTTAGTAGTATATATCTACTTAGTAATTATGTTAGTACTAATGTATTCTACAATGGTTCTATTGCAGTATATGAATTAGGACAATCTGATTTCACATTAGTTAATACTGAATATGTAGCGAGTGATACAATAGATAGTATTATTGGTAGTACCGACTATGATAGCGATTGGGTATTGGCTATAGTACAACGTAAATATACAGATGGCAGTACAACTAAATATGAGACTATTCAATGTAATACTAGAGTTTATAGGGATGACGGTAATGGAGATAAAGGTACAGTTGATATAGCATTTACTAACCAACCTGGAGCAGGTGAAGTATTTAGAGTAACATTAATATTAGACCCTACTCTTTTAACACAACCATCATAAAATAAGGAGGATATCTTATGTACGTACGCTCCTTATTAACATTAGTTAATATATCAGATAGTATTAGCACTCCATCTATAGGTGTGGGTGCTGAATACTGTCATTTATATGCTGATGATAATCAGTTATATTTAAGTGTTCCGTATTCTGAAACATTAGTTGAGAGAATAGTAGGTATTAGACCAAGTTATATACAGAATCATGGTATAGTGTATTATGATACAACTGGAACAAGAAATGAATTTAATATCATACCGCCTAATAACACTACTATAAAAAAGTTACTTACTAGTTATGATGATACTACTAATTTAACTTTTAAATGGGTTGACGTAAATGATTTAATTACATTACCAGATGTATATTGGTCATTAGATGCAACACATGGATTATATCCAACTAGTATTACCAATAGGGTAACTATAGGTGAAGCTGCTAGTGCAGATGGAGCAGGTACAGCATTATATATAAAAGGTAACCAATCTATCAAAGATGGTTTATTATCTACACTTAATTCAGTAGGTAATATACTAGCTACATATAAAGATAATTTAAATACTACATATTTAGACAGTAAACCGTTAGTAGGTAATTATGGTGGATATTTAGTTACCCATACAGATAATGCTAAAGATGCATTATTACATCTCAATAGCTCAGGTGTTACATTAAATCATTTAATGGCATATCTTAGTCCAACTGACCTTAGTAGTGCAGACGCTAGCATTATTACAGCTAGGTCGATGGAGAATAGCTTTAATGATACAGGTTATGGATTTAGAAGACATAAAAGTACTACAATTAGTACTGGAGATACAACATGGGCAATAGACCATAGCTTATATGAAATAGAAAATGTTACATTTAATAAACAAGGTATTATAAATGTAACAGTTTCAAATCCTATTACAAATAAGATATATACAGCTAAGATTGTATCAAATGATAATAATGATGGTTTATCATTACCGTCTAACGCCACTGTACTATCAGGTGAGTTTATAGCTAATGATACTAACTACATGCAAATAATGTGTGTAGAAGATGGTACATATGGTACAGTTGAATACTTAGTTACATACAGTCAAGATAAATCAATGGTTAATAAGACATCTTATGCCATAACTGATTTAACTGATGTAGCCAATGACTATAGTACATTAAAAGATAGGTTATTACGAGTTAATCCCACTGGCGATGGTATTATATTTTCATCATTATTAGGAGCCACTCTTAATTCAACAGATGGTTATATACCTAGTTGGAATGGTACAACAGGTTCATTATTAAATAATGGGTATGCAGTAAGTACTGATTTATACACTGAGAATACAAATTCTTATTTAGTAACAGCCGATGTTATAAAGGAAGTGATTGATGAAAGTAAAGCACAAGTCGTATCTACAAGTGCAAATGTAGATGCAGATACTAAAGTAATATTAATAGATAAATCATCTGGAGACTTAACATTAACGTTCCCTGATTTATCAGGTAGTGATACTAGAGCTAGAGTATGGATTGTTAAGGATGTAAGTGCAACTGAGAATAATAATGATTTAATTATTGCAACTGCTGGTACACATACTGTAGAAGGTGAAACTACATTTACTGTTTCAGGTAATGGATTTGCTAGAGATGTTATATTTGTAACTAATTATCATATAGCGTAATGAGTAATATACGTGGTGGACATAAGAAATTAATATTATCAGATATTAAACCTGATGGTTCAGGATATGATGATTATACATTTAAGTATATATCATTTCTTATGTTTGATGGTGATATTAAGATAATAGATAGGTATAATGAAGATTGGAATCTTGTAAGTTATGACCCTGATGCAAAGTATTCAGCTATATGCACAAGGTGGAATAGAATGTACTTAGTAAATACCAATTCAAGTGGTTATGCTGAGTTCTCATTGATAAAAGATTACGCAGGCGATATATCAACAGATGGAGTAGTTATTGATACACCATTGGATGGAATAATTAATTTATTAGGTGTATCTAGACATCCAACTGATACATACGATAATATATTAAGGTATGTAGAGGAAGTTGGTAGTAATACATATTTACAGTATTTAGTATGTAATAGTGTAAGTGAAACAATACCTTATAGAAATACTATATATTCCAATACCTATGACTATAGAACATTACCATATGATTGGGATGGTGTTACTATAGATAGCGTAACTGATTTGGTAATAAGTATAATGCGACATGAGTATCAAAATGGTGTATATTCAGATGATTATATAGGAGTTGGTCATTCTACCTTAACTCCTAATGTAGTAATATTTACTGAAAAAGAAGAGTTCTATGCTGAGGGTAATCAAAGTGGTAGCGGGTCACCTGAAATATGGAGCATTGCTAAACTTAAAGTATGGTTATCATTAGATGGAGGTTCTACATTAACTGATATATCTAGTAGATTAAATCCTACATTTGACTTAGATAATACAAAATATGTAGTAGACCATTGGGAATTAGATGATGCAACTTATACATGTGATACTATATATTGGACAGTTAACCCAAATGGTAGATTGTTATGTGGAGTACAACCACCATACAATAAACATAATAGAAGTTATGGCGGAACAACTAGATTCCATATTAGTTATAATTATGGCGCAACTTTTGAAGATGAACATCAGATTATAGAAACAGGTAATGTGTTTTATTTACCAGTATGTAATAATATGGGAGCTAACGGTAATATATTATTAGGTAAATACTTTGATTCGTTTGAGGACAGTTATACATACGATAATCATTTACAACTTAGCATATATAATATACATACTAAAACAATAACTGCTATACCTGATGTAACTACACTATCAGATTGGTCATTTTATTACTATAAACCTTCTACATATGCTATATCAGGAGACGGTAATACAGTAATAGTAGGTGGTACTTGTTTAAGAACACCTATTGCCCAATATAAAATGGTATATTTTAAAATAGATATATCTAATGTAAATAACCCTAGTATTGTAACAGGTGCTTATTATCCAACTATACCATCAGTATTAGGATTTGGAGTATCTAAAATTATAACAAATTTTTAGGATATGTATATAAAGAATTTAACAGACATATTAGATATAACTATCAACAACTCAGCTGCTGGTGATATACGTATATTATCTAGAGTAGGTACTAACAACTGGTCAGATTATCTAAATGTATTAACTACAAGTATAGGTAATAGCAATTCATCATTATTAACTGAAGCTGCAATTAAAGCTATACTACCATCATCTGACCATGGTGAGTTAGACGGGTTATCTGATGATGACCATGCACAGTATTTAACTGAGGGTAGGGCTGATACATGGTTAGCAGCAGGACATGAAAGTACATTTAACCATTCATTATTACACAATCATAGTAATAAAATTGTATTAGATGGAATATCTAGTACCAACGTAAGCAATTGGAATACAGCATATGGATGGGGTGACCACGATGGTTTATATGAACCTATATTTATACATGAAACTGGATTTAATTTACCATTAGGTACTACAGCAGGTACAGTAGCAGAAGGTAATCACACTCATTCTAGTTATATTACTACTAGTAGTGTAACTTATGAAACGTTGGATAGTAACGGTGATGTAGGAAGTGGTGCAGGTCAATTAGCTATAGGTAATCATACACATAGTGGAGTATATGCACCTAATAGTCATACACATACAATGTCAGAGATAAGTGATATGTCAGGTGTAACATCAGGTACTTATACTAATGCTGATATTACAGTAGATCAATACGGTAGAGTAACTAGTGCAAGTAATGGTACTATCTCTACTACATACTGGACTGTATCAGGTGATAATATACACAATAATAATAGTGGAAATGTAGGCATCGGCACTACATCACCATATAGTAAGCTAGATGTAACAGGTAATTTTACTATATCAAATGATACAGCTTTAGGTAGTGGTGCACAGATGGTACAAAACTTTGTAGCATATAATGCTCAGACTAGTCCTGTTACACAAAAGGTGTATGGTAATATAGCTGTAGTAGTAGTTGATAATACAGTAGATAGTGAAGACGCTAACATGTATATCAATACATTAAAAGGTGGTAGTACAAGTACAGACATTGCTATATTAAGTGGTGTAGCAATGTTTTATAATGGTGTAAGAATTGATGATGGTGAAACATTAGCATGGAATTTAAGAGATTCACAAACTACATACATTAAAGGTATAAAAGGTGGTACTACTGATTACTTGGAATTTAATGCTATGGGATATTATACATTCGATACATATTCTGATTCAGGTTATTACAAATTCTATATAAATAATAGTGAGATATTAAATATTAGTCCTAATGGTATAAATTTAGGTAGTAGTTCACCAGCAGCAGCTAATTCTATTGTAGCAGATGGTAGTATAACAGCAGGTGTAGATATTACAGTAGGTGGCATATTAAAACCAGATACTGATAGTGGTGCAGATATAGGAGAAACAGCTAAGAGATTCAAATCTACATACTTAGACCTCTTATATGCAAAAGGTAACCTTATATTAGATAGTACAAGTGACCAAGAAATATGGCAAAAGAATGGTAATGATATTAAGATATATAGTGATGGTTCAGGTAAGGTAATACTTAATACTAGAATACAGCTTCAACTTACAACAATGGAAAGTGGGGAATTAGATGTAGGAACATCGTGGGAGCATGTAGCAAGGATTAATATAACACCTGATATGGTAGGGTTAAAGATTAAATCAATGTATATATCATGTGGTACTAAACCTAGCCATACACTATACGTAGGTGCAAGACGAGCTGATGCAAGTGGTACATTAATGGGTACATATTATGAAGTCTTTAGTACAACTCCGGCTTATACTAGCACAGGTAACATATTAAGGGAGTTTACTGGAGTGAATACAAGTAATAACACATTGGCTGATAAAGAAGTGTTGGATATAAGGTGTTATTATGCTAGTACGCCTACAACAAAGGCAAAAGATGTAGTAGTAACTTTAATCCTTGATTTATAATGGCGTTTACTTTTGACAAGTGGGTATATGCAGGTAAATATAACATGTATGATAATTTATCTTTAAATTATTCTTATACTGCAACAATTAACCATAATAATGGGAATATTATAATAGCAGACCAAGATGATTTACGAGAATATACTGTAAGTATAACTAAGTTGAGTTCATCGTATACTATAAGTTTAACGTTAGTTAAGACTAAGTTATCAGTTACAGGACATTGGATTCAAAATATGTATATGTCTGAAGATGGAAGTAAATTATATACATATAGTGTTTTGGACAAGGTATTTAGGCAACATAATATGTCAACTGCCTACGATATAACTACATTATCTCAATATTGGTATGATGATGTTAATTATGTAGATACATACGACCAAATAAGAGGTATATATGCAATCGGTGACAACGTATTATATATAAATATGTGGGATGATGTAGTACGATATACTATGACAGGTGGTAACTTATCAACTATGAGTTATCATAGTAGAAAGGATGGGCCGAGATACAGAAGTGGATTATGGAAGGTAGGTGCAAATGAGTTAATTACAGCAGGTGGTAATATTGTTACTAACTTTGATTTAGTTACAGGTATTGATAATTTAAGTACTGCAACAATGTCTAGTGATATAACAATTCCTAGTGGCGCAAAATGTGCAAATCATATAGGTATGACAGATGAATATTTCGTATTGGGGTCTTCGGCGGATGATGAACTATATTTCTTTGTACCTAAACCTGAACCGCCTATGTTAGGATTATATCCAACTGATAAAACAAAATTTATTCCAAATAGTATAAATATATAAATAAATTAAACTATGGCGCACAACAATGCAAATAATGTAGCAATGGCACAAGCTGTTGATATATCAATGGACTTTGAAAAACTTAGTGCAAGTATTCATAAGTTGAACCAATACTATGTATCTAGAGGTTTATCATCTAGTATTGCAGATGAAGAAAATATGGGTAATGGTGTAACAGGTGCTGAATTTAAGGCATTTATAGCATCAGTAAACGCTATCGACACATGGATAGATACACAATTTCACAGAACTAACCTAAACGCAATTAAGTAGTTATGTTTAATGATAAAGTAGATTATACGTTTAATTATTGGGATGAAAACCTAAGGTATATGGCTCAGAAGGGTCATGATGATAATGGTAGAGGGGATGGCCTATATAGAACATCTTTAGCTTATATAGCATACGGTAATGCTAAGTTAAAGAGTAGCATCCTTTCTTCCTTTAGGGAGTTTACAATGATTAACAAAAGACATCGTAAATTAGTACAGGGAGCTAGAGCACCTTTTAGACATAGTGAAGATGACTTTAGTCGTGATCAATATATTTTAGCAGTATCTGCTTTATACATTAAAGGTGACAGTGATGAACTTGTTAATATTACTAGTAAAATACCATATCGTTTAAGTAGACGTTTTAGAATGACTCCTACATTATGGTGTTGGACTAAATATTTACAAGGTAAAAATAAGAAATTCAATTTAGTACTTTATAGAACATTAGAGTTACTATCACAATTATTTATAATACCTATATCTAAATTAGGGCAATTAATCACAGGATTAAATAAACATTACAGTATTACAGAATTATTGTCTGTTGATCCTAATCTACCGTATTGGCACTATGACAATACTAAAAAAGAATGGATTTATAAAACAGAACCATCTAAAACTGCAACATTATCTCATAAGTTATGTAACAAACATTTAATGATGAAAGATACCAGATGGTGGTATAAGCTAGCCTATGGTCTAATTACTCCAGGATATGCTAATTCATTAGGTGCATACATGGCACACATTGCAGCAGGTAAATTGCTCAAACGTTTACTATTAACAAATATACCTAAAGCTAATATATTGCAAAGGTATTTATTAGATGATAAATCTTTAGATATTAAAACTGAGATATTAAAGGATTATCATGATTGTACAGGTTATATTTGGAATAGTAACTTTTTAGGTACAAGTATTAAGTATAAGTTATCAAAGCGTGAAACAGAATACAACAATGTTCCATTGGACATTATTAAAGCTTTTACAGATGCCAAGGAAGAATAATAAATATAAACTTAAAATGCGGTTTGGTATACAGCATGACTTCTTTTCTGATATACATAAGAATGTAATAAAAGCTAAGTATTTTAAATCATTGCAACCAGAAAGTAGAATTACAAAAATTGAAGTAGATAAGATTAATAAGATAATAAATGAGAAAGTTAAATCACAACATGAAAAGTCTAATACTACTAATTTCAACAGCAAGTAGTATTTTACTTAGTATTATAATTATATAAATATGACTGATAAACCTAAAGATGAGAAAAAGATAGTTACCATCGCTAAAAAAGTATGGAATTTTTTAGATGGACATAAAACTAAAATAGGTACAGCTATCTATTTTGCAAATGAATTATTTGGTGCTAAATTACCAACGCAATGGAGTGGTGCATTGGAAACAGGAGCTGAAATAATGATTGCTTTAGGTTGGGTACATTATTTATATAAAGGTAAAAACAATATTAACAAACTTAAAAAGAAATAACATGGCAGGAATTAGAAAAGATGCTATTGATGTAACAGTTGATTATCTTGATGATAAAATTAAAGCTGGTATTGCAGAACCAATTGATGGACTTGGAATACGTCTACTATTAAACTTTGCAAATGATAAACTGTTTTCAAAAATGCCAGAAGAGGATTGTGAAATTCTCAGTGATTCAATGGTAAACATTTTTGATGATAATGAAGTAACTGTAGAAGAGCTAGAAGAAGAAGCAGCTAACATTTCTACTATTCTATCAGGTTATATTAAAATTCCATTGGTTGATAATACACCTGAAGAGAATGCCATTATTGAAGGAGTATTAATTGTAATTATTAAATCAATCGAAGCTCTAGTTGAAAAGGTTAAAGCTAAGAATGAGGAATAGTAAATAATCCTATAAACTTATACAATAAAGTACAGGATTGCAATAGTAAAAAATTAAACTTTTTTTACAAACTACTTGCATTTCTGTATTTTATTGTTTATATTTATAAGGTTAATTAAAAAGATATTGTTATAATCTATTAATGTATAATCTAAACAATAAAGAACATGACAAGACGAGAAGTATTTAATTTTTTTAATCATTTTGATAAACTTAGACTACCTAAAGAATCTGAAAATCACAGTATGAAATTTGCATTAGGTGTCAATAAAAGTAGATTAGAACCTTTGTATAATGTAATCAAAGATGAAATTAAAACAGTACCTGAGTATCAAGAATATTACAATGAGTACAGTACATTGCTTCGTAAGTATTCAACTAAACCCAAAGATGGAGGCGATGTAGTTAAACAAGATTTGAAAACAGGTGGTACAGAAGTTAACATTGATGATACAAAAGCAACTGAGTTTAATAAAGAAATTAATCAACTACGTGAAAAGTATAAGAGTACAATTGAACAAGTTAATAAATTTGAAAGTGAATTTCAAGAGTATTTAAATGGCGAAATAGAAGATAATTTGTTACCTAACATTATAAAAGTATCAGTTGATAATATACCTTACGATGTTTATAATACAGATGATCACTTCTATTTAATAGCATTTATGGTTAAAGATTAAGTGTAATTTAAAACAATTAAGTAATGGCACTAGCACCCGAATATATAACAGGAGGCGCTGCTATAATAGCAGCAATAATAGGTGGCTTGGCTACTATCAAATGGGAACGTTTTAGAATAAGAAGATTAAAAAATAGAAAGTATAAGTTAATAAACCAACGTATAAAGATAGATGCTGAGATACATGGAATGTTAGGTGTCTTACTTGGAATAACTAAAAGTGATAGGACTTACATATATCAGTTTCATCCTGATGCAAGCCCTATTTATTTTAGTTGTTCATATGAAGAAGTTAAACCTGGAGTAAGCATAGAAGCTGATAATCGCCAAAATTTAACATTATCACATCATACGTCATTCATCCAAGATATACAAGAAGAAGCAGTGACTTGTTGTAATGTGGATACAATAATGGATAAAAAAATAGGAAAAATATTAAATAGTCAAGGAGTTAAAACCGTATGCCTATGGCCTATTAAAAATGATAATGGGTATGTAATAGGGTTTGTAGGAGTTGATTATTTATCTAAACAACGTAGTATAGATTGTGATATTAAGACATTACTTTCAAATTTTGCATTTACTGTATTTCCTAAATTAGCAAGTTATGAAAAGTAAGAAAATCGCATTTGTGGACGATAATCCAAATGATCTAACTTTATATGGAGCAATGCTTAAGAATATGAATTATGAAGTATTGTTAATAAATAATCCATATATAGCCATAGATAAAATTAATGAATTTAAACCTGATATTGTATTTATGGATGTAAGGTTAGGTACTAACATTTCAGGTTTTCATTTAGTTAATAAATTAAGAATTGATAATTTTAAAGGTGCAGTTTATATGTTAAGTGCATCAGATGATTTTACAAATATAAATAATAGTTTAGATAGTGGGGCAGATGACTATTTAGTAAAACCTATTTTCAGTAATATTTTAAATAATTTAATTGAACGTTATAATGGCAACTCTAAAAGAGATATCAAACCAATGTTTAGCAATTGCTAAGATAAAACCTGATATTGTAGATTACAATATTCAATTGATAGCCGCCGCTAATCTATTTATTTCAGCATACGCTAAACGTATAAGAGACGATATAAATAAAGGTAGACCTCAAGAGGCTTATTTAATAACTTACGATGTTGAAATGCAATATGATGAAACTAGAGGGGTATTAAGAAGCAAGTATAAAATATATAAGCCTATCCGTACAAATGAGTATGCCCCATTTAAAAGTGTTGGTAGTAAAGATGGCAGATTCATATTACAATATTCAAATAAGCAATCCTTTTGGATGCGTAGATTATCACAGTTTATGTCAGATGTTACATGTTATACTTATGAGCATGACTACCTTTACATATTTAATAATCATAAAATAGCAACTGTTGAATTAACAGCTGCATTTGAGTTACCATATTTAATTGAAATTGGTAATGAAGAAGTACAAAAGTTAGATAATGGTGAAGCACTGTTAAATGAATTTCCATGTCCTAATGATATGATAAATTCTATAGTAGCTGAAGTAGCATCAATGTTAATATCAAACCCTACATCTAGTGGCAAAGCATAATACTAAATATAATATTAAAGCATATTATGATAAATATATATCTTTGATATTGTCTCAACAAGAGCCATTAATAGCAGAGAGAAAAGAAATCTATGTTATTAAAATAAAGCTGTATAAAAAGATAATGCCTTATAAAGAAGAATTGTTAAAAATAAGAGGACTATTTAAGTTCTTACGTAGTATTCAATTCTCACCTAATATGTATGATGAAGTTAAACATCATAGATATGCAAAGGCTGTTAAAAAACATTTAGAAAATAAAGAATTAGCTACTAACTGTGTAGCTATAATGGAATATACAGCTAATGATTTAAAATGTAAAAAGAAATTAAAAGATACTGAATCTGCATTAATAACAAGTAGTGCGTATAAAAAAATATTAGATGCGTATTATAACTATATATCTAATTGGATATTGCAAGGATATGTTTTTTATATTGGCCCTAACCTAGGTAAAATATATATTAAAGAAAGACATAAGAATTTCATAAATGAATTAGGTGAAACAAGAGGAATAGTTGATTATGCTGCATCATATGCACTATTAGAATCAATAGCTAAAAAACAAGAAGCGGAAGGAAAGCATCAATTATATACCGAATATAAAGAGTTGCATAAGTATAACATTAGACAGTTTACACATGCTATGAAATCTCACACGTATTCACCAAGTAATCCTGATTTACCAAAATGGATAATCTATCATACTGATGATTGGGTTCCTTATTTTATATGGGGAAATAAAGATAAGAGTATGACTGAATTATCTAAATATACTTTTAAACCTACATCATTTATAAATACTAAACTACGCAATAAAGAATTATTTATTAGCAATGTTGAAAATATAGATGATATTATAAATTGTAATGAATTAGGTGTGAAAGACAAAATGTTTTTAATTAAACGATTCGATTCCAGTTATTATAAGGAGACTAGAGATGATATATCATAGTATTAGTAGTGAAGTGTTAGTAGCTAAAATAGATAATAGCTATACAATTACAGGTAGTACAGATTGGATAACTAGATTACCTGAGTGGGTTGCAGATGCGATGGCTCAAATAGATATGCCATTATCTTATTCAAGACAAGAACCGTATAAAATGACAATTGCAGGTAGACGTGGCAAATTACCTTGTAACGTAGAACGTGTTTTATTCATAACAAAAGATGGTAAAGCAATGTCATATATACAAGATGGTGTAATGAGACAACCTAATGAAAATATTGAAATAAGTGGTACATATTTTTATGAATATACAAAATCTGGTCATATTATATGCAATTTTGAAAGCGGTACAACTTACGTTTATTATAAAGGTATTGATAGTGCATATAACAAAGTTCTGGGTATATCGTTCCCTTATGTGCCATATAATAGAGTTTTATTGAACGCTTTGGAAAGTTATACACTTTATCGTATATTAACAAAAGGCGGTACAGTACTAGGACAAAGTTTAGCTAACAATAATCCATATACAAATCCAGCTTTACAATGGGAATTATCATTAAAAAAGGTTAGAATTGCATTGTTAGATGATTATGATGAAGCTATGGAAAATATAGATGCTACTATGAGAGGCTTCATAAAACCCTACGGGGAAGAAAGAGATACACGTGATTACTTAAATACATTAGAATAATATGAGATTTACAGGTGGTATGCAACCTGATGCAAACATTTATGATTATGTAGATGGTACATGGGTTAATGCAAAGAATATAAGACGAGTTAATAATGTTATAGAAGTTGACTATGGCACTGTTGATGTATCTACTATAGGTGGTGAAGTTGTTGGAGTATGTAATACTGGAACGGCGTTATATATATTCTCAAGTGAACAAACAGCAGGTAGAGATAGGATATCTAAATTTGATGGTACATCTGTAACTTTATTATTATATGCAGATTTAGACTTAACACCTAATGTTGAATTACAAGTAGTGTATAAATATAATGAAAAAGGTGAAGTTGTTTTAGCTTGGATTGATAGTATTAATAAACTTAAAGTTTTAAATATAGATAACTTACCATTCATAAACGGTATTGATCCTGTAACTAAAGAATTATCCGTATCTTCAGATTTAGATTTAATTACAAATTGTCCAGTGTTTGACCAACCTACATTATCATTAAAATCAGAAGTAGATGGTATTTATAATGCAGGTGTTTATCAAGTATGCATTAGGTATAAATATAAAGATGTTATTACAAATTGGTCAGTATTGTCTAATAGAGTTATTATATTAGGAACTTCTAAAACTTTAAATTATTCTTCTTATAGTTATCATACGTTAAGAAGTTTATATAATGATAATGTTTATGGAATGTATCCTTATTTATTTAATAGCATTAATAATAAATCATTAGAGCTGACATTATATGAATTAGATACATCATATCAATATATTGATATAGCTGTAATTAAATCTTTAGATGCTGGAGCATATGAAAGTACAGTAGGATTAATAACTAATATTAAAATAAACAACTATAGTGAATTTACAGTTAAATTATCAGGACGATATGATAGTTATACTGAATTAAGTGACATTTTAAATAAGTCATATTCAATATTAGCTCCTAAGAGTATTACTAATTTCAGAGATAAATTATTAATTGGTAATTATTCATCTATTGACATTAATGATGACCCTAGAGATATATTATCAAATTTAACTATAAATTGGAAAGCTGAAAAATCAAGTAGTAAAAGTGCAACTTTTCAATGGGGGGAAGTATATGCATTTTATGCAGCATATGTATATGAAGATGGAACTAAAAGTCCGTACTTTCATATATACGGAAGAGAGCATGTATCTCCATATGATGATGATTTTAAAACATCTAATACTGCGTGGATGCCACCGTTAACATCAGGTGATGATATAGTAGGTCAAATGGGAGCATGGCAAAATGATGATGAAGTGTACACAGATGGTGATTATGTAGGTGAAAACGTAAGACATCATAGATTTCCACATAAGAATTGGGCATTATCTACCGCTATAAGTGATGCAGGTTGGACAAATGAAGATACAAAGTTTGCAAAATTAGGTATAACTATAGATTTATCAACTGTTACATTACCAAGTAATGTTAAAGGTATTTCAATAGGATATGCAAAACGTGATTTAAAAAATGCAACTGTTGTAGATGTAGGAATGGCAAGTCATGTAGAATATAAATTATATACTGATTTATCATTAGAATATAATGGTACAATGTTTAATTTCCCTATTGCATTTATTAATGGCTTTATACCATCAAATCCATACATTGTAGGAGTTTATGATTATAAACATGAATTGGCAGCATGGACAACATCAGGAGAAATATCATTAATTTATAAACTAGAAGATAATGAATCAACTGATAATACATTTAGACCTGATTGTTATTTCTTAGAACACACATCATATTATACTGAAAGTTCTCCTAGTCCTTATGTAGGGCACACAGTTCAATTAATGAACAATATATCCAATATTTATAATCCTTATAGCAATCAAGAAATAGTAACATGTGCATATATTAAAAATGGAACAAGTAAAGCAATATATGAAGGTGATGTATATACATCATATGCTGTGATGCCAAAATATACATTAGTAGAACGTGAAGGTGGATTAGATGATGTTATACTTAGAGAACATAGGCAAGTCATAATAACATCTCCGTTAATACCAGACTTAATGGAGTTTTCAGGATTACCTATGTACAATGATAATAGTATAAATGTGAACATGTTTGAAAAAGGGGTACAAACATTATCATTTAATAGATTTTATATTAGACTAATGGGTTTACCTCAACTTCCATTAAGTGAAATATATGTAATGTTTGATGCATTAGTTAATCCAATAAATGAATTTAAAAACTCCATAGTAATATCAGATATAGGAAACATAAATGATAATAAATGGTTACGATTTGATACATCTAACTATTATACGATGCCTAATATAAATGGTAGTATTTATCAATTAATTACATATGGAAATGCTTTATATATACGAACTAATAGAAGTATATATATGGCTAAAATACGTGATACTTTTGATATGTCTAATGGGCAAGTAGGCTTAAAATCAGGTGAACTATTTGACCAATTACCACAAGAGTTAATACCTACCTCAACTGGATTTATAGCAGGTAATTCTAAATTAGCAACAAGCATAACTAAAATAGGAGTTGTTATAGTTGACATTACAACATCAAGTATTTATATATTAGGTAATGAATTTGTAGATTTAACTATAACAAATAAGGAATATTTTAAATGGCTATTCAATAATATATATGAAGGAGCTGTTAATAAACCAGTAAACAATGTGCATCTTTCTTCCCTTGAGGGAGCTAGTATATGCTATGAATCAGCTTACAATCGTTTATTCATAACTCTTAATACTAAAGTATTAACTTTCGATGTTATGAGTAAACAGTTAATATCAGTATTCGACATTGAGCCAAATTACATATTTAGTTTACTAGGCAATAATACTCCTTATTATATATGTGGTAATTCAAATGATGGATTTAAAATTAAAAAATTATCTAACTCAACTTATCCAGATGAAGCATATATTGAAGTATCTATTGCAGTTAAAGACTTACCTGTAATAGGTTTTAATAAGATAATGTGGAATACATTAGATGGTAATAATAGTACAATAAAATCTATTTCAATATGGAGTGATTTAGCTGCAACTGGTGAAATAGATATAGTAACTGCGGATGTTACAATGGTTGATGATAATAATACTATTGTTGGTAATACTACGTTTGATGTAAGTGGAATGTATAGCTTTAATGATATATTTGATAATGTAATAGATAAAGCTGTATCTATATTTACAAGTACTAATAGATATCAAGTTGAAATAAACGATAGTAACATTAATATTAACAAAAGAGATACTGATATATTTGCAACTCATTTTAGGATTAGATTATATCTTAAGAAGTCAGGAGTTAGTATATCAAATAGAAATTGTAAACTTAGAAGTTTAGATATAATACTTAAATCATACACCTCAAAATAATAATAGACATGGAACCGTTATCAATGATAAGTGCCGGAGTAGGATTAGGCATGAATGTGTATAATATGATACAACAACGTAAACAGCAAAAAGAAGCTGAAGCATTAGCTGATAGGCAACAATTTGCAATTAATCAATCAGCAGATGCAGCTGAATTAGCTAGTTTTCAATCATCTATGGGTGGAACTACAATGTTTGCATTAGGTGGTAATAGTGAAGGCAATGTAAGTTTTTATCCTGGTGAAATGCGCCTAAGTAAAGGGGTTAAGTTATTAACTGGCAATCCTCATGAGTTAGGTGGAATTAGTAAATTTCAAATGACTAAAACAGGTATTCAATCTACAGATATAGAAGCTGAAGGTGGAGAAATAGAATTATCTACAAATGAAGGTAATTTATTAATTTCTAACAGACTTGCTCCAGCTAGTGGTAATTATGATAGTTATGCTAGTAAAGCTATACCTGTTGCACTAGAACATAATAAATATACAAGTAATTCTAAATTAGGTCAATTAGGTAGAAATGCTGAAACTAGATTATCAAAAGGATTGAAATCTATTTATGATGAACAAGAAAGTCATAAAGAAGCTGAAGGTATTGAAACTAAAAAGATAATGTCAACTGGTGGGCCTGATTGGGATCCTACATCACCTTTTTACAAAGCTCCTAATATGTTACAAAGTATTGACAATGTACCTATTCCACCACAAGTAACATTACATAGTCGTAAGAATTTAAATAATTTACTTGCTACAACAAAATTTAATGCAATTGATGAATTATCAGAAGTTGAAAAAGATGTAACTAATAGTGCATGGTTAACTAAAGATAATGAACCTGATTGGGATAGATTTGCAAAACTTGCAGATAATACAATAAAAACCGATCCTCTATTTGACAATGAAATATTAAATGATACACCTAATTTAGAACCAAATTGGATACCTGATTTAGATGCAGGAGATTATGCATTAGTTGGATTAAATGGTTTATCTCAAGGCATTGCAGCGTATGCAGCTAGTAAAGTTAAACCTATAAGACCACCTATGGGTAAAGCAGCATTAATCAATCCTAATCATCGTAATGATGCAGATAGAAGTCAATTAAATGCTGATTATTCTAAAGCTATGTCAGATATGGCTAACAAAGGTACAGATATATCACGTATGAGTTCTACATTGGCAGCGTTAAGTGATAGTAAAAATAAAGCTATGGCTAACTTATCTGAAGATGAATATAATAAAACATTAAGCAATCATAGAATTAATTCTCAAATGGCTAATCAAATTATGTTACAAAATCAGCAATTGCAAGCTCAGTATCTTAAAGATATTCAACAACATGAACTTAATACTATATCTAATTATAGTAAAGCTGCAACAGATACAATTAGTGGATTTGCAAATTTGAAAAACCAACAACGTAATGTTGACCAAATGAATGCTGAATTAGATATAGCAGCTAGTGATAATAGACCTATGGTAGAAGCTTATAATATGATGAATAAGTATGGTCCTACAGCAGCTAATAATAAAGAAGTAGATTTAGAAGGATTTGAAACATATCTAAATACACAGAATTTAACAAATAGTCAACGTACATTATTACTTGATACATTTAAAACTAAATTCAATATTCAATAATATAATCACTTATTTAAATAAAATATATTATGGCAGATATAGTTAATAGCATGTCAATATTACCTCAAGCTCCACAGGTAAATATGCAAACATATACAAATGCATTTGATACTAATAGAGCAACATATGCTGAAAATAAAATGCTATATGAAAAAGCTAGAATTCAAATGGCAAAAGACGAACAATCTGTTGCACCTATTAAAGACTATCAAGATTCAGTAGTAAATGCGTGGAATCAAACATTTGGTAGTATAAATGAATCTATTGAAGCTGGTGATTTTATTGGTTTAGACGGTATTATTGATAAAGCTGCTTTAGATTACGCTACTGATTGGAATTTAAATACAGCTAAATATAATACTATAAAACACCAAGAATTTAGAAAACAAGCATTAACTAATGAAAAAGATAAACATAGTTGGCAAACTGAATTATTATTAAGAACTCAACAATTACCAAATAAAGATCCTAAAACAGGTAAATTAGAACGAGTTGGTGAATATAATTATGGGGCTGATTATTTTGATATGACAACTGCCCAAGCTAAGTTGTTTAGTGCAGCTAAAGAAGATTTTAAAGATGCATCTAGAACAGATATAGAAAATATGAAATTTGTAACTGTATCTGATATATCAAATTATGATGGTGAAATGGCATATAATTTTGGACTTATTACAGGAAGTACTGCTAAATACGATGCTACTAATAAAGTAATGTATATACAATATGATGAACATTCATATGGTACAATGGGTAATGGATTAGCTAAAGTATCTGAAATAAATAATGCTAAAGCTCAAGCTATTTATTCTATAATATCACATGACCATGATGCAATAGCTTACTTTAAATCAATGGCTGATTTATTAACTGCGGATG